TAGTTCTTTTGCCGGATAAACGATCCGACCCTCGTACTACAACTGGTCACGCTCGTATTGAGTAAGGTAGTCGTCGTCAACGAGCTCCCAGTCTGCGATTGTTTCTGTAAAGTAGTCGCTGGCTTTTTCAATCTGCTCGCGCATTGCCATCACCGTTGCAATCGCGGCGCTTGGGATAACATCTCGTACAACGTATTCGTCGCCGCCTTTGGCCTTCCAGTAAGCATCGGCGCCCTTGCCAATGGTACCATCTTCACGCCAAGCATAATTCTCGTAAACCTGGGTATAGATCACTAGTTTCATTTTTGCTCCTTGTTATTCACTATGACTCTATTATAGCAAATGAGCGAATTTTGGTCAAATCTGGAAAAATGTTGCAGAATCTGCAACATTTGTTGCTGAAATGCTAACAGTCTAGGGCATGGGCTGCAAAAGCCAGCCCTGTCCGCTGACCTTGTGCAACCAGTGATAGAAAGGTACTACGCTGTCAAATTCCCATCTTGAGCCTGCGGTGATTTGATTGGGTGTGGTCAATTTCATGTTGCTGTTTTGTAGTACCCAGGCAGTGACTTCTTGACCGTCCACCCAAATACCTTCGAAGTCTATACCGGTGGCAAACAGGTTGTGGCTGCGGCTAGGCACATCATAGTCTTCCACCATGATCGTGATGTAGAACTTGGATCGGGCTGCGGTATAGTGCCGCACTGTCATGGTCTCCCAGACTCTCTGCATCATGACCGGTGCATGATTGATGTACACGCTGACCAAGGGCCAATCTCCACCCACCAGCGGTGACAGTTTGATCTCCACGAGGGGAGAGTAGTCAATAGCCTGCAGTTCTAAGTAGGTCAGCATATTGGGGGAGATATTCCAAAACAGAGTTGCCACGATTGCGATCAAGCCGGGCAAGATGTCGTGCTAGGTCTGGCAAGCGATGGCTTTCGTCTGGTGCGGTACGCAGATAGTCACAGTAACTGGCAAGGTCTTGTGTGAGTTGTGCGCGGGTTTGACTGGGGTCGCGAGTGTTGATGATCTGTGACTGAGTCTTGGGCCGCTGCTGATACCAGGCCTGCATGGCATCGGCAATGCTTTGTCTCACCGGCTGTGGCAGCACCGTGGGACGCATGAACGCAGGATTTTCCAAAAAGTTACAACTTTCCACAGGCAGGTTGTTTTGCCAAGCATAGTCATAAACGGTCAACACATTGGCCACTGACAGGCAGGTGGGTGTGGTTCTCAATTGGCCATACCAGCCATGCAGCAAAATCAAGTCACGCCAGCGATCCAGATTCTCCAGCACAGAGTCAATGCGACTGGGCCAACGCACATAGTCGTTTACCCTGTCCAGGCACTCCACACTCATGCCCACATGAACGTCTTGAAATTCGCTCAATAGATCCGTGATGTCCGGATCCCACACAGTGAGATTGGTAGTGAAACCCAGCGTGATTTTTCTGCTACGTTCCGTGGCCACTAGTTCGTCAAGTATGGTGCGGAAGGCCGGGGTGATCAAGGTTTCGCCGCCAATAAAGTGCAGATACTTCACCGGCGATTGATCCAAAGCTTCGATGAATCTAGCTACCAGTGCAGGATCACTGCTCCAGTTGGCTGCTGGCAGTTGGTCAATCATGCCCAGTCTAAGATACTCTGTTGCCAATCTGCTGCTGGCTTCGGGCACACAGAACACACAGGCACTGTTGCAGTGATTGCCAAGATGCACTTGCCAATCCTGAGGCATCTGCTGGGTATTGCCCTGTTGATCAACACTATGCATGAACACCGGATGCCAATCACTGTTGACAGCAGTGGGCACAAAATGGTCAGTGCGAATGCCGGTCTTGAGCAACTGCTTCTGACGCCCGCTGACCTTGACATGCTGTTCCATGATCTGGCAAGAACCGCAGCCCTGGGGCAACTGTCCTTGCAGCAGTTGCCAGCGTACGGGTGCCAGCTGTTGTTGAAAGAAATCCTGCGGTGTGGTTTCGCGAATGTTTGCTGGCACCGGCGGCGCACCAAAATTCCACCTGCAGTAGTCCATGGTTCCGTCGTTGAGAATCTGCATGTGAAACCATGGACTGCTGCAGAAGTGTTTTTCAATCATGTGTGCGTTGTGCTAAGTACATAATACTTGATTTATCAATCATGCGCGATATCCTAAACAAACTGATCACAATTACTGAATCTGTGGGCTTGGCCAACCGCAAACCCGGGGAGGTTTTTGCCAATGACCAGGGCAACGAAATCCGTTTTCAACAGGTGGATTTTTATCCACAGGGCGGCGGCAAGTATAAAAACGCTCAACAGATGCAGCAGGCCATGGACGAAGTTATTGAAATGATTGGTGTTTTACCACAGCAAGTCAACTCATACAACCCACGATACTTGTCATTTGGTGTTGCGCAGTTCATTGATTCGCGTGGCAAGCCCATGGCTTTTATGAAGTTTTACCCCGAAGTCAAGGCCGATCCCCGAGCCAATGCTTGGGATAATCAAACCGGACTGCCCGGATATCGCTATCGTGGTCGTGCCGCTGTGAAAACACAGAGTTCAGCCACACCACAAGACATTCTAACCAAACTGGATGATCTCACTGCTGCAGACATAGTAAATCAGGTTGCGGCCAAATTCCCCAACAGCAGCCTGGTCACTGTGACTCAACACATTGCACAAGGCGGCGAATTGCCCTACACCTTTGATGCTCCTGCAGAAATGGACATATCAGCATTTCAAGACTATTTTTGCGAACTGTTGCAGCCCATGGCACTTCAGACCGGTCAATACACCGGAGAAGCCTCAGACGCAGCAGAAGTTTTCTTGCCGGGCACAGGATTTGCCGACACCTTGATCAGTTTTGGAAAAAACAAGACCGAAGGACTCAGCGACAGCATAATGACAGCCGCAGATGGTCGAAGCATCAAGGTCAGCAGCAAAGGTGGCAGTGGAGCTGCTGCCAGCAGCAAGAACATTCTTGATGCCTATCAAGAACTGCAAAAGTCGCCCAAGAATCGACGACTGTTGAAAACTTTGCAGGACACCACGGCCTTGATTGAAACCATGGTGGAAGCTGGACAACACGGTGCGCCGCTGGAACTGGGTTTACAGTACGGTATTATATCGGCTAAGGACAGTGATTACATCCAAGCTCTGCGAGGTGCTTCGCCTAAACCATTGGCGTCACTCAAAGACGTCTCTGTCATGGGCAAGGATCCCAGCAAAAATCTTTTGAAGTTGGCCAATTCACGCACCACAAAAACTCCCGAAAAGGTCAACCTCTATTTCCATCTCATGGCCGCAGTGGCACAGAAGGTGGTTGATCATATCAACGAACACACCAGTTTTGGCAAGGACGCTGCTGTGATATTGAACCACAGTGCCTTGATACAGATGTACTCACAGGTCAAGTCCTCAGGTGATAGTTGGACTTTGCAGAAGTTTTCTACCAAATGGCCAGGCAGTCTGGTCACAGGTGTGGCACTGGATGCCAAGAAAAACTACATGAGCACCAACATCAAAGGCAATTTTACCTTTGTATTGAATCCCACCAAACAAGATCTCAAGCCAGACACCGGCAAAGATGACATTGGTCCAGACAGTGATCAGGAAGAGCCAAAGAAAACCCGGCTGCAGGGACCGGGAGTGAAAGCTGCCAAAACAGCAGCCGCTAAAGATACGCCTCAGGTACTGGGACGCAAACGCCGTTGATTAGATCATGGCCACATGATCACAGATGTTGAGACTTCGAGCTTCTTGAGCATCCAGCCACACATCATGTGGTGGCAACAATTTTTGTCGTATTACTTCTTCACTTAATCCAGTACACTGCTGATACAATGACAGCATACGCTGTTGTGTTAATTCAAATTCTTTGATGGTTGCAAACAGTTCATGAGCCTTGCCATCGCTGCCCCAGTTGAACTGATGACTCAAGATACTGGTATTGGGTGTGAGAACCCGACGCCCAGGTGCACCAGCCAAAAATATCATGAGAGCTGCCGATGCAATCTGACCCAGTCCTACGGTCTTGACTGGCACTCGACTGCTGCGCATGACATCAATCAAGGCAAAAGCCGATGACATATCCCCACCCTCGCTGCACAACATCAACAGCAACTCTTTGCGACGTTTCTTGTTTACAAAGTTTTCTTGAAGAATCCACTCCACCACAGGCTTCACTGACTCTGTGTTCACTTCACCCATGAACACGTAGATGCCAGTGTCCTGCAGAGTTGTGTTTGTGGTGTCTTGTTCGTTGGTATTTGGCATAATGGAAAACAGGTGCATTGCTGCACCTGTGCTTTAGAACATGTTAATCATCGCTTGTCCATCTCGCGGAACACTTCAGCACTGCGCTGTTCGGCCTGTTGTTGTGCCCGGATGTTGTCTTTGCGTTTTACAATGGCATTGGCATCACCAGTAGGCAGTGCCACTAGCACATAACTGCGGAATCTAGTGCCTTCGGCCACACGCTTGACTTCCACAGTTTCAACACCAGAAATGTCAACACTGCGGCACAGGCTGCGGATTGCCATGTCGCTGCTCTCTACGCTGGTGTCTGTGAGATCATTACGATACACAGTGCTGCGCTGGTCAACTTCACCGCCTGCTGCCATACAGATCTTGCCATAGGCCATGACCTTGGCCTTGTTGTCTGCCATGGTAAAGTCCGCACTGGTTGCTGTGCCATTGGCATAGACTGCTGCGTTGCTCTTGGGCAGTTCGGTCATCCACTTGGGTGCCTTGTCAATGGCACGTTCGGTGTAGCGTTCTTGCCGTGTGCGCTCTTCATCAACGCGGCGTTGATAAGGATCGCTGCTGCTGCAACCCACCACAGTCATGGCAACCAAACTGGTACATAAAAGTCGTTTCATGTTAGTCCTTAACGAGTTTTGATCCACTCACCGGCTTTCTGTAAATCACTGCCGGCACCACTCACAGCACCGCCCATGGTACCACATCCTGTCAGGGCAGCAACAAAAACAAAAATCACACAAGATTTCATACAGCCTCCATTTTACAGCAAGTGTTAAAATTTGTCAACCACAATCCAGCCATCTTCAGCTACCTGGCATACCACACCCTGATAAGTGTAGATGTCGCGATTACGAAATGCACTTTCCAAAAACCATCGGCACTGAGCACCGTTGTGCCAAAATCTGTTGGGGAACTCAGAATGCGGCCTAAACTGATGCAGTCGACCTGTGGTGCCAACCTGAGTGTTGCGTAGTGTGCCAGCATCAGGTGCATCCGTACATACCAATACCTGTTGCGAAGCCACATGAGCCGGACGCAGTTGATTGCGCAGACTTTGTTCGGCTCGTTTCATGGCCACAGCACAGGCCTCCTCACGTGGACGATCCCCGGGCCAATCATACTGTCCGGTGGCCCAGTGCCAGGTAGAATCAACTCTGGCACGGAAGTTAACAATGCAACGTTGACCACCGTCGGGTGCAGGAACCACTTCACGTCGGATGTTGCTGCGCTCTTGCACCACAACCACAGCATCAGTCACAGTACGGTCTTGCATCACACATTCACTGCCAAAGGCCACCAATGGCAACAGCATTAGAGCTGCTGTAAATTTCAATTGCCGCATAGTGATAACCTAAAAAGTTTGTCGTTCACATACATGTTGGTGTTACCCCAACCCACACTGGCATCAGCATCATGTGCGGCAGGATCAGTGAACATGCGCCAGGGTTGAAGCGCGGTTCTGGCCCGTGCTGCAAATTCTTCGTTTTGTGTGGTTCGCATGCTCTGCAACTGTTCTGTCTGTCGTTGTTTGTCTCGGCAGGAAATCTGATAGCGGTTCATGTCATCCACATGCATGGGCACTCGTGCGCGATCAGGTGCTGTGGCACAACCACTACACAGGCTGACAGTTATAACGCACAGTCCAAATACGCTTTTTGATAATGGCTTGAGTGTTTTCATATTGTTGCTGGCTTTCTAAAGAACTACGTGGAATAGCGGCCTGTGTCTCCAACCATCTCAGTGTGGCCACCCGATTGGCACAGTCATTGGGCATGACCTGCACTGCCACAGGGTCTACCATGCTCACTGGAGCAGTCATACAGCCTGTGGTCAAGACAGCACAGGCTGTCAACAAAATGATAGCTCTCATGTCAAATCCAGACCTGACGAACTTGATGTTTGTCGCGACGCTGATAGGTCTTGCGATTGCGTTCCTGACGAGCACGAAACGGAGTATCCGCTGCATACAGCTCAACCGCACGACGTCGCTTGCGCGGCACCAAAAATTGTAGAGTTGTGTTTTTCATAATATGATAGAAAAATCCCAATCAATGCACCTATTGTACACGGACTGGGATTTTAGGTCAAATCTTGCAAATGTTGCTAGATCAGCAATTATTTGCCCTTGTTGTAGGCTGTCATGATGCCTTCGCCAAATTTCATGTAGTCAAATTTGGTAGCTTCTTTTTGAGCCTTGATGGTTTCATTCAGCACTGCTGTGGCAGTGTCAATACCGACCTTGAAAGCTTCTTTGGTGTACTTGGTCTGTGCATCAATAAAGTCGGTGAGAGCGGTGCTCACTGCCTGGTTGGTCACAAAGCTTTTGACCATGAGTTTTTTGTTGTCTTGCACGGTGTCAATCACAGTTTCATATCCAAACATTGGAATCTCCTTGTTGAAAACTTCGGAACAGCACCTGCTGCTCCTGGTGTTTTATTTAGCTGAGTATATGCTGCATTGCACAAAATGTCAAGTTTTTTTGGCGAAATACAGTTTGCACCAAAAAATCAAGTAAATACAACAAAGGAGATATCTATGCTTAAGGCCATTTTCAACTGGTTCAATCACAAACAACCTGCTCCAGAAGCACTAGCACCTGCGGTGCAACCCGAAGCAGCACCTTACAAAATTGAGCCACCTGTGGTACCGGTTCTGGTAGGCATGCCCGAACCTGTTGCTGTGGCAGAACCAGCAGCACCAGTCAAAAAACCACGCACCAAGAAAACCGTGGAAAAAACCGCTGAGGAACCCAAACCCCGACGTACCCGCAAAAAAGCAGCGGGCTAAACCAACACCCTTAGGACCGTAACTCTGTTACGAGGTGTACCCGGCTGCTGGGGTTAGGAGTAGCGATTCGCTACCGCGAAACTAAAAAGTGAGCAAATTCATGCTAGAAGTTCTTTACACACTGATAGTCACCCACATAACCATAATGTCGGTGACTCTGTATCTGCATCGCTGCCAGGCGCACCGCTCGGTGGAATTTCATCCTGTGATCACACATTTCATGCGTTTTTGGTTGTGGCTGACCACTGGTATGGTTACAAAACAATGGGTAGCAGTTCATCGCAAACATCACAGATTCTGTGAGCAGACTGAAGATCCACACAGTCCGCATCAGGTGGGACTATGGCGTGTGCTATTTGGAGGAGCCCTGTTGTATCATGCTGCCAGTAAAGACACAGAAATGGTCAACACTTAAGGTGTTGGCACTCCTGATGATTGGATCGAGCGTCGCATATACACGCCTCACAGCAGACTTGGCATTGGTATTCTCTTTGTGCTCAACTTTGCCGTCTTTGGTTGGATTGGCGCCATAATCTGGCTGGTACAGATGTTGTGGATTCCGTTTTGGGCAGCAGGTGTTATAAATGGCCTAGCGCACTGGTGGGGATATCGCAACGGTGAAACTCGAGATCAAAGTCGCAACATCTTTCCCTGGGGCATCATTGTGGGCGGCGAAGAGCTGCACAACAATCACCATCTAGCACCGGGCAGTGCCCGTCTCAGTATCCGGCCCTGGGAGTTTGACCTGGGCTGGTTCTATATCTGTCTGCTTAATACACTAGGATTGTCTCGCACTAGACCCACGTAAATACGTAAGACCAGTTCCACCTATAAAAATTCTAAAGGAACAAAATGTCGTACGTGATCAGTCATGAGCTGATTTTGCCCGTGGGGGGCGGTGTTAGATTCGGGGGTTCAATGGCATGGATCCCCTAACCCTCTTTGCCCTCGCAAATGGTGCGGTACAGGCTGTCAAAAAAGGCTGTGAACTCTACAAAGAAATGGCCAGTGCAGCCGGTGATGTCAAAGGTATTCTAGCAGACCTTGACCAACAGTTTGGCGATAAGTTTAGAGATCGTTCGCCCACTGTTGCGGAAAAAAATCAATACATTCAAGAAAAAAATCGCATCATTGAGCTGAGCAAGCAACAGCCCAATGACATCTACACCACCATTGGCGAGGAACTGGGTGTGTATTTTGAAAACTACGCCAAGTGCAGTGCCATATTTGAAGAAGAAGAAAAGCATGCTCTTGAAGTCTACACCGGAGAAACCAGTCTAGGCAAACGTGCTCTACAACGAGTGTTGATGCAAAGCAGACTCACTGCCATGGAAGCCGAACTTCGTGAACTCATGGTTTACAATTGTCCTCCAGAACTGGGTGATTTGTATACTCGTGTGTATGCCATGATGGAGAAGATGAAGAAAGAACAATCTATTGCCTGGGCCAAGAAACGTGTCCAGGACAAGATTGCTGCGCAAAAAAGACGTCGTAGAATAGAACATATCAAATGCAATGCCTGGAAATATGGCATTGCCGCTGTGGTCAGTGTGTATTTGATTTGGTTGGTGTGGGCGGTGGTTCAAATAAGAATAGAAGTTGAACCTGAACTAGGCCGATGTTTGATACCCAAAGGAAGTGCAGTATACAATTGGTATAACAATTTGAAGTGGGTGGACTGCGAAAATTAATAGGCTAAGTTATGAAGCACAAAGTCAACATAAATTTAATTATACGCATGTATCGAGATCATCATTACTCAGTGGCCGACATCTGCCTGCGCTTGAGATACAGTCCCGATATTGTGGAAGCTGTGATCAAGAGATATGGTGACCGATGACTGAATACCGACATGCCAAGGCTGTTTTACAATTACACAATGCCGGCATGAGCATGCTCACCATTGCCAAGCTTTTGAATCTCTCCATTGACCAAGTGGCCAATGTCATAGCTCATTACTCCTAAGGAGCTGGCCATGAAATTGTTTGTTTCCGCTGTGTTGCTGGCCTTCGCCACTCTGTGTGGTGCTGCCCCTGTTGAATTTCCTGCACCTGGCAAAATGTCAGTGAACGTTTCGCAGTTTGTTCGCGTGGGCGCAGAAAACAACTATGTGATGTACATGACACCTGATGCGGTTGATGCACACAAGCCTGTTATCGAACTTGTGAGCGTGGTAGAGTTTGATACGGAATGGCATTACTATCTACTGACTCAACCAGTTAAGCAAATAGTTGCGCACGGAGCATTGTTGTGTGAACAACAACAATATTTCATACTCACACTGTGGTATGTGGATCATGAAAAAAACATTGTGCTGATTGAAAGATATCAACCAGGGGAGTTTGCCAGCGATTTGAGTCAGGCAAACACTGCCAGAAACGTCATGATGCTCATGGCCTGCCGATCCAGTTCCTGATCCAATCCACAGCGTATTCGCATGCGTGAGCAAAGCCCAGAGCAGTGATCATTACGATTGTGATCACCGTGCCTGTCATGAGCCAGTAACCAATCATGGACAAAATTGTTGACAGTATCATGTCAGCATCCTTATCAATCCAACAGTATCAATGGTGGTGAGCAAAATGTAGTTGGCCAGCATGCCAAATGATTTGCGGCTCCAGGCAGCCCAGGCATACATTGCACAGCCAGAAATCCAGGCAGGATATAGAGCCAGCAGTGGCGGATTGGGCACTGTGATGGCCATGGTAAAGGCGCAGCCAATAGAAACTGCCCAGGCCAGTATTTCAACCACAAATCGCACACGATTTGACGCCCAATCATCCCGTATCCAATCAAACGTATGTCGTAGCAAGTTGTTCACAGCGGCTCCCTATGTAATTCAGCTGTCATACAATGTATGCCACCATCCCAAAAATACAGCGTTGAAAAATCAGGCAACACATGCGGGGTGATGTCATTGTCAACCAAGATGTCTAACAACTGAGGATCAGCTGCGGTTGTGATCACATTGGCATTGTCTATGCACAACATGTTGACATCATAACTGCTTTCCCAACTGTATCCAAACCACTGTTGAAAACGTGATTCAATTTCTTGAGTCAAGGTCTGGTCATGTTCCATGCCCGGTATCCACCATCGTCCCTGAGTTTGATCCAGGAACTGTTGCATTTCTTGACTGCGAGCCAAGTCACGCATGAGGTTGTTGCCCGGTAATCGATAGATTTTCCAACCAGGCAACATGTGTTCATAATCAATCCAACAGTTGGGCTCGTCCACAGCAATCAATAAGCCAGGTTTGGGCACACAGAATATACCATCAATGTGTCCGGCACTTGACACAACATGATGTTGACGTCCGGGAAAGAGTTGTTGATACTTATCATTAGAGTTGGCATGCTTGGTGTCCGTGCCCCAAATCCATTGCTGACCGAGTCGCATGATCTGACCACCGTCGGCCCAGTCCAGGTTGATGACCTGATTGCCCTGGCTGCGCACATGATCAACTATGTGTTGATAAGATGCAGAAAACTTTTTTATATATTTGAGTTCGCTTTCAAGGTGACCGCGTCCCATGAGATCTTGTATCTGATGAGCCGGGGCCAAGGCTAAAAACTGCTCAAGAGTGTCATAAGGCAACCAATCCGGAGCCTTGACATTGTTGTAATAGGTGTGCCAATAGCTGTCGCGATAACAAAAAACATCGCCAGCCATGAACATGTAATCTCGAGGCTGTTGTGGCGGAAGTGGAAAATTTTCTGGATCTGCTTGGTCTGGAATGCGTGGACGAATTGTGTACACACCAAACTGATCCAACAAGCTCAAGAGACGATCCAAGCCAGCACAAGTAACCGAAGCCATGTGCTGCATGGTATCTCTCACTCGGTGATTGGGAATCCAATCATAGAAACTGGTGGGATAACTGCTGCCCACCACACAAACTTTCAGTCTATCCCATTCATGTTCAACTGAATACATCGTTCAAGAAACCATCACGAGCCAAGTTCTTGCCTTTGGCTTCACATTCAATGTCAAAGTCTGTCATGAATCCAGCGGCCCATTGATTCACAGCATGGTTCCAGTAAAAGTCTGAATGGGCTCTGAGCTTTTGCTTTTTAAAATTTCCAGCAAGTAATCCAGCAAGATCTGGTCTAGTATGGGGATCATGTCCAACAAGAAGATCTTCGCGGCTAACACTGTAGTGAATAGCAGGGCGCACACCACGCCAAGACTCAGAAACCCGCTTAACACGATCGTCGTTGGGGTCAATATATTCACCTGTCTGCACCCAATGATGATGCACATCCAGAACAAGAGCCACACTACCAGCCACAGCAAGAGTACAGTCAAGGCCATTTGTTATTTCGTCGTTTTCTATGGTTATGAGATTGCGAGCTTCCGGAGACAGCCTACCAAGAGTACGCAGAAACTTTTCTGCGCCGCCTCGTCCACTCAAATGTACATTTATCATGAATCCATGATCGTGCCAAGTTTTACCATAGCCCATCCAGCGAGCCATGTCCGCATGATACTCAAATTCCTCAATGCTGCGTTCCACAATGTTGTCATTCTCTGAAGCCAACACGCAAAACTGCCCGGGGTGAAAGCCAATGCGCACACCCAAACGTCGAGCGGCTTCGCCCACAGGTGCAAAGATGCGTTCACAGTGATCTTGTACATCCCTGCGTTGCCACCAGGCTTTCCAGTCCTTTTCGGTATAGCCCTGAAGCATTTCTGAACCCAGACGCACCATGCGCAGATGCTCAGGCAATGCGCCCACACGTTCTACCATTTTCAGCGCAGCCGCTGCGTTGTGGTTCATGATGTCCCACTGACGCTGTTCGGCTTCCTCAGGGTGCTCACGCAGCCAGCGCATGGTGGTACTACGTCCGTTTACCGAACGATCTGTGGCGTTGACTTTCATCCCACCAGTTTCTGAGGGATCATTGAGCCATTTGCAGCAAAAACCAATTTTAGCAATCATATCATATTGTACGCTGTTATTGAAATTCTGTCAAAGCTTTTGATAAATATAGTATCATGCCAAAATACCAAATTTCATTTGCAGATCCAGTGATGGCGATCCCGGTAGAAATGGCTCAAGAAACATTTGATCCATTTGAATACACCCGGGACAGGTTTTACCTGTGGCGCGACGGTAATGTACATTTCATTGAATTTTACTTCCGAGTTGACGACTACAACAGTATTCAAGATCAGCCAGCAGCCAAACTCATACGATTTGTTGCATCCCAAATGTCTGTGACTACAGAACATGGAATTGTGATGATTGTTGATTCTGATCACATGTATCTAGATCCCGGACACGATTTCTGGTTCGATGACAGTGTTCCGTTTGATCAACAGGGTCTAGTGGTAGCTGGCGAAGTTGCTAGAGAACTGTTTTTTTCTGCCTGGAGAATGCTGGGTTGGTCAATCAATCAAATCGACTGAGATCAAGAGTCACGCAGTGAAACCCACCGCCCAGAGTACGACTGTGTCTCAACTCTAATTCAATCACTTCAAAATTGTGTTGTTTCAGCACAGCAATCAAAGGTTGTTGCAGTTGATCCACAATCACAGTATTACGGTCAACTACCAAAAGATTCATGCCTATCCATTTACTGGCATAGGGATATTGGTAAAAGTCTCTTGGTACACAATCTTCTAGCCAAATTTTTTCCCAGCCATCAAATACCCGAGGACAGTTCTGTTCCGTGACTCTGCTGGCGTTCAACAATACCAAGCCTTCTCGCAAAGGCATGATTGTGCTGTCAATGTGAACTCCGGCATAGAAGTCGCAGAGCTCTACCTTGGCATAGGGAAAAGTATCGCACAACCATTCGTATGATTCCAGATTGCCGCTGGAGCTTTTCAAAAACAACAGATTTTCCGGTCCCAGGCGCAGAACATTGGCTGCATCAAGCACATGACCAAATTCACGATTCATGCTGATCTGATGTTCGGCCTCGTGCCACAGTTCGGTATAGGCTTCACGTTCAATGTCTCTGCTGGGATACAGCATGGCAGTGTCCACCACGGTGCCTCCATACACAAGAAATCTATCCCTGGGGCAATAGTTGTAAAAACCGTTGCGTGCCTGAAAATCTATAACTTCGGGACGCACCACTGTGACACCCAGTTGTTCAAGAGTGGTGGCAAGAATTTGCAAGTCTTCGTTGGCCTCATCTATGATCCACTGTGGCACTGGTCCGCTGGGCACTGGTGTTTCTCGCCACAGAGTGCGTTCGCTCTCTAGTGCAAACACCGGATCGGTTGTGGGCCAGTTGGCATTGGTGGCATCTCCCACCACTACCTTGCGCAGTCGACTCCATTCATCGTAGCTATAAATCATACGTGTCCTGTGATCTGTAGAGTGTACCTGGGCGTGGTTCCAAGATTGGCAGCCATGTGTTCAAGATCATAATGCCATTCGCACACATCGCCTGCCTGCCAGGCCGTGACAGGTATGCCATCCCCTTCAAAATAATGTCCACTTTGCCATGATTGTAAAAATATCACAGCTCGCCGGATGCAGTGTTTTTTGTGCTGCAAATCAAAAATTTCTGCATACCGATGATAGGTATCTCGGTGCGCTGGCAACACAGTGCCTGGCATCATGCGATAATATGCTGTGCCAATGTTTTGCCATCCGCGCTGGCTGAACATATCAATAAATTGCCGATTCCATGTGGGCTGAGTGCGACGCATGTCACAGAGGTCTCCTGTGAACCTTGAAGTGAATCCCAGGCGTTGCCATTGATCCAACGCCTCACTGTCATTGAATGTTTCTTGAAAGTAATCAAGCTGTTGATATTCATCGTCCCAGAACGGGACAATGTTATATCTTATGAGACCGGGTGTTGCCATACGAAATCACCTTGACGTTGTTGGGCAGAGTGTGAGGCAAGCTGCGCCAGGGATCAACCAACACACTGCCCCGTGGTATTTCACAGTAGAAGTGATCTTGTTGAACTGTACCTGTGTAACCATAGGTCACTGTGCGATTGTGTGCCATGAGTATCACGTGTGGTTCGTCCAGTTTCATCACAACATTGGCGGTGTCATCAGCCAAGGGATCTATGTATCGGATACTCAATCCCATTTTGGCAACATAATGTCCTACCAAAGTGCTGTAGCTGCCAATGCAGTAAGGCACATCAGGCTTGTAGGTCTTGCCATGAATGGCTATGGGAATGCCACAGTTGTCGTCGCTGACGTCAATCAAGAAATGCGCTAGATTTTTGGCTTGACGTTCCCGAGCATGCATGATAGTGTCAAATAGGTCATAACCTATGTCATATTCTTCGGCCAACCAACGCAGAGCAATGTTGTCTCGTGGATGACAAGCGCCAGCATCGCCCATGCCTGCTGTCATGTACTTTGGACCCATGATACGCATGTTGCTTCGTGCCAGAGCCGAGGTAACCACATCTACATTGATGTTGCCAATTCGCATGGCAAAGTCTTGAATCATGTTGGCCAGACCAACCTTGGCAGATATAAAAGTGTTGTAAAAGATCTTGATGGCTTCGCACTCTTCCCAGGTACCTATTTCATATCTGGGATCGTTTTCCATCACAGTGTTGTAGAGTTCACAGAGCTCACGTGCAACTCCTGTTTCACTGCCGTCCTCGGTACCAATGATTACCATTTCTGGATTTACCATGTCCCATTTTACACTGCCCATGGCAATGAGATAGGGATTGTAGATAAGGTTGTGTCTAGCATCCAAGAGACCCGCAAAATGTCGGCGAGTGGTGCCAGGCAACACTGTGCTTATCAACACCACATTCTTGCTGTCGCGGGCATGTAAATTTATTTTGTGCAGCGCATTCAATACCGCATCATGGCCAAAATCTCTAGGTTCTAGATGACTGCTGGGCACACTGCCATCATAGCCTTCTGCGTGTGGAGTAGGCACAGCAATAAAAATCCAATCACTGCTGTCAACAACTTCGGATATGTCACAAACTTTGATTATATCACTGGTACGCGGGTAAATATCATACCCTTTCACTGTGTGCTTGCTGGCAAACACTTCGGCGCAGTCTAAACCCAATTTGCCAAGGCCAATAAAACCAATTCTTTGCATAATGTCTGTTCCTCTTGATAAATTATATGATTTTTTAGATTCAGAAGTCGATCAGGATCTAATCATTTATCGTTGGATGCCGCATGGCTCAAGGAAATTAGAAGATCTTCAACCCTTGCAAGATTATCATGATTTTGTTGCGTTACACACCACACCCATGGCAATCTTTCACGATCAAGAGCCCTTGAATTACCAGCTGTATGATCTAGACAGTTTGATACAGACCTATCTTCACTATCAAGACACATCACAGTTGAAACTGAATTTTGATAAGAGTGATCAAACACTCATGGATCTGTTGTGGGACATGCATGTCAGGGGTGTTGGTACCATAGCGTTTGCTAATCTCTATGACAAAACCATTTTGGTTCACAGTGAACTACACAGTGCCCAAGTGCATCAATGGCAGTGTCACAATTACTTACCGGTGTACTATTGGAGTCATGCTGTTATTGCTCGCGATTGGTTTAGATACGCTGAACATGACAATGCATTGAAACAGCGAAATCCCAGCAAAGACTTCTTGATATATAATCGGTCTTGGTCTGGTTCAAGAGAATACCGATTGAAATTCACAGAAATGCTCCTGGAGCATGAGCTCAATCACAATTGCTTGATCAGCTTCAATCGTTGGTGTGACAACAAACATTACACCGAACATGAATTTGTGAATCGCAATTTTTCCATCCGCAATCACAATCTGCACCAGCACTATGATCCATGCTTTGCATCCAGTGCCAGCAGCGCAGACTACTGGGCTCCAGACTATGTGAATACCCGATTTGAAGTGGTGTTGGAAACTCTGTTTGATGATCAGCGCTGGCATCTCACAGAAAAAACACTGAGACCCATTGCGTGTGGTCAACCGTTTTTGTTGTTGTCCACCCCGGGCAGTCTTGAATATCTACGCAGTTATGGATTCAAAACCTTTGCGGATTTCTGGGATGAAAGCTATGACAGCATCAGTGACCCAGTGCAACGAATGCAAGCGGTCATTGACGTCATGCACGATCTTGTGAATCAACCTAGATCACAGGCCTGGTCACAAAGTCTGTCCGCGGTGTGTGCGCACAATCATGCAAGATTTTTCAGCCAGGATTTTTTGCATCAAGTCTTGACTGAATACCACACCAACATGAATCATGCATTGCAAGAGACTGCGCAACATCGCAGCGGAGAATTTTTCCGTCGCATGCTGCGCTATCTACATGTCAATCAGCATGACATCTGGTCCAACTTTATGACACGCGATCAGTGTGCGGCGCTGTGGCGTCATTTGCGGTCTTGACCCTGGCACCATTCCAGTCTGGCGATGGTGGATTTTCTTGATACTGTTTGACTCGAACCAACAAATCATCATAGAAACTGTCCAACGCACCGGCCCATTTACCACGTAGGCCTTCAATGGCATGCTCGCAATAGGTCCAGTATTGTTGTTTGTAATACTGTATTAGATCCGCATGCACCTTGACATAGGCGTCTTTGTGATTCAATTCATCCACAGGCATGGTTTCTAAAACACAGTATGCAGTGCGATGTTGTTTGAGTTCAGGCACCCAAAACGTGTCCAGTTCCAACACTGTGTAACGCTTTTTGAGTTCTTCTATTTTGTCGTCAAAAACTATGTTCATGCATTCTCCGTCAAGATTGGTTAAGCTGGTAAACAAATACTTTAAATATGTATCATGCAATTTTCATTTGACCTAATTTCTGATTTACACGTGGATCAATGGCAGAGCTTTGATTGGACCACTCAAGCCACGAGCCCGGTCTGTGTTGTGGCTGGCAACGTGGCACGCGGACACAAAGCTACCATAGACGTTTTGCGCCACCTCACACAGTGTTATCAAGCTGTGTTTTACATTGATGGCAGCATCGAGCATGATCATTATCGTAGCAATCTTTTGTACAGCTATCAACAGCTCACAGGACGACTCGCCAACATACCCCGACTGGTGTATTTGCAAGACAATGTGATTGTGCTCAACGGTGTGGCCCTGTTGGCCACCAATGGTTGGTGGCAGTTTGATTTTGATTCACAGCAAAGCCCAGTGGATGCTGAGCATTGGTTAGGTGAAACCACCGGAGCCGATGATGTCATTATTGATCAAATAAGAAATATGTCAGAATTTGATACCAATTACATGATCAACGGCATTCGTAGATTACAGACACATACTGATGTCAAGCGCATTGTTATTGTGAGTCACACAGTGCCCGACCCTGCCTTGATCGAACATGATCTAGCCATTGCTGATACCCCAGAGTTTATGTGCATGGGCAACAAAACCATGATGCAGGCCATGGCAGCTGACACTGAAGGAAAAATATCCACCTGGTGTTTTGGTCGTTATCATGGATCTGTGGATCAGGTACGAAGTGGCATAAGGTTCGTTAACAATCCGCGAGGTGGACCCAACGATCCTTATCCACAGCTGACCTATTTTCCACGTAGAATCACCGTGGACGTTTAAGCAGACTCAGGTTCAAGTTTGATTTGCAACGGATACTGTTGCTGTCTAGCCAGCATGGTAACTTCAATACCTTTCTGCTCGGCTATTTCAAAAGGCAATACAGCTACCACAGCACTACCGGCTTCGTGTATGTCCATGGTGATTTTGTCTGCTGTTTCTTGAGTGTAATCAAAATAATCAATCAGGCTTTCAATCACAAACTCATAAGTGGTCTGATTATCATTCAAATATACCACGCGATACAGGGGAGGTTCTTTGATGTCTACTACGGTACGAACTTTGGTGCTAACTTCAGAATTTGCCATGATCAATCCTCGCAAACAGTGGCAGATCAACTGCCACTGTATTTACTCTAACAATTAAGAAACGTAGGTGATTGCAATGCTCTTGGGACGAGCACTTTCGGGTACAATACGTTCCAGGCTCACAGTGAGAATACCATCTTGACAGGTAGCACTCTTGACTTCAATGTAGTCGGCCAAGGGAAAAGTGCGTGTGAACTTGCGGGCGCTGATACCACGATGCAGATACTGTGTGTCATCGTGATCTTCGCGTTTCTTTTCGCCTGTGACTGTGAGAGTGCCATCATGGAAGGTGACATCAATTTCACCCTGAGTGAAGCCGGCCACTGCCAGACGAATTTCGTATGTTTCACTGTCGGCTCCACCGGTCTTGACAATGTCATAGGGTGGATAGTTGCCCACATGAGCACTGGTGTCAATTTGGTTCATGATACGATCGAACAATCGGTCAACGCCGATACTGTTGCGATAGAAGGGGGTTAGGTCAATAGAAGTTACTCGTGTCATTTTGGTCTCCTTTTAAGCAAGTAATGACTGTGTAGACCCTAGTGGCATCTACAGTTATATTTATACAGGATTCAGCAGCATTTGCCAAATCCTGTGTTTCCAAATCAAGCTGATTTTACGTCAGCATCAATTACAGAATCATCTCCTGATGACTGTGCCGCAGCGGCCTTGGCCTTGTGCAGTGGTTCTAGCTTGGCTGCGAAATCAGTGAAGGCCGTGCGCATTGCATCCAAATCTTCTGATGCTATGAAAGACTCATATTCATCAATGGCAGCTTCAATATCAGTGCGCTCTTGATCAGTGACACGATTGCCGTGCTCTTTGAGATCAGTTCGGGCACTGTGTGCTTGGGCTTCAATTTGGTTGCGAGCTTCAATCAATTCACGCTGCTGGCGATCGCTTTCGGCATTTTCTTCCGCTTCGCGAATCATGCGATTGATTTCTTCATCACTCAAACCAGAATTGGCCTTGATGGTGATTTTGTTTTCTTTGCCAGTTTTCTTGTCTACTGCACTGACTTTGAGAATACCGTTGGCATCAACATCCAGTGTAACATTGATTTGGGGCATGCCACGTGGTGCTGAATCAATGCCTTCAAGATTGAACTCGCCCAGCAGTTTGTTGTACTTGGCTAGTTCACGCTCGCCCTGGTATACCTTGATTGTGACCGCAGGTTGATTGTCTTCCGCGGTGGAGAACACCTGACTGTTTTTGGTGGGAATGGTGGTGTTCTTTGTGATCAACTTGGTCATAACACCGCCCACGGTTTCAATTCCCAGGCTTAGGGGTGTTACATCCAACAGCAACACATCCTTGCGATCACCTGCCAACACAGCACCTTGGATGGCAGCGCCCACAGCCACTGCTTCGTCAGGATTGACATCACGACGTGGTGCTTTGCCAAACAGTTTTTCAACTGCTTGTTGTACTCTAGGCATGCGTGTTTGTCCGCCTACCAAGATAACTTCGTCAATGTCGCTGGCACTGATTCCAGCATCTTTGATGGCCTGACGGCAAGGTTCAAGACTGGACTCAATGAGATCTTCCACCATGCTTTCTAGTTTGGCACGTGTGATCTTGATGTTGAGATGTTTGGGTCCGCTGGCATCAGCTGTGATGTAGGGCAGGTTTACATCGGTCTGAGCACTGTTGGACAGTTCAATCTTGGTACGTTCAGCTGCTTCTTTTAGGCGTTGCAGTGCCATGACATCTTTGCCTAGATCTACGCCGCTTTCTTTGCGGAATTCTGCAATGAGATGATCGATGATACGTTGGTCAAAATCTTCACCGCCCAGTGTGGTGTTACCGTTGGTGCTCAAGACTTCAATCTGCTTGTCACCGTCAACGTCGGCGATTTCAATAATGCTTACGTCAAATGTGCCACCGCCCAGGTCATACACAGCTACCTTGCGATCACCCTTGGTTTCTTTGTCCACACCATAGGCCAAGGCCGCTGCTGTGGGTTCGTTGATGATGCGCAATACTTCTAGGCCTGCAATTTGTCCTGCATCCTTGGTGGCCTGACGTTGACTGTCATTGAAGTAGGCAGGAACTGTGATAACTGCCTGCGTGACTTCATGTCCAAGATAGTCTTCAGCAGTTTTTTTCATTTTACGAAGAACTTCTGCTGAGATCTGCGGTGGTGCTATGTCGCGATCTTGAGCACGGATCCATGCATCTCCATTGGCGGCCTTGACCACTTCATAGGGCATGGCATGCCGGCCGGCTTCCTCAAAGCGACGACCAATAAAACGCTTGGCAGCGTAAATGGTATTTTGGGGATTGGTCACAGCCTGTCGTTTGGCTGGTGATCCCACGATGATTTCATCAGCGGTATAGGCCACTGTGCTGGGCGTTGTTCGCGCACCTTCTGAATTTTCAATTACTCGGGGAAGTCCGTTTTCGATTACTGCGACGCAGCTATTGGTGGTACCTAGGTCGATACCTATTACTTTGCTCATGTTTTCTCTCCTCAGTTAAGCAAGATTGGATTGTAGACCCCGGGGGCATCTACAACAGTATTTATACAGCAAAAATCACACAGTGTCAAGCATTTATCGTGGTTCTATCAATCTAAAATTTTTTAAATAGTGTGTCAAAACATCATTATGGCTCTCAGGCTGCCAGGTCAAGGCAAAAAAATGATACATTTCTTCGTCGTCAAACGTGATACGCAGAGTGTACTTCACAACTTTTCTACGATACACCACTGCAAAACGTTCACTCCAGGCAGCTATACGATTGTCTAGTTCTTTGAGAATCAGGCCTGCGGCCTGAGATGATGAGGGCAGAGCAAACTCTATGTACACTACTGGTTGACAGCCAACAATTGATGTGGGTCCTGTACTTGGTCCACATCAATACTCACATGCTTGATGCCTTGCCTACGATATTCTGCCAAGTAAAACATGTGTGGCAGCAATACTCTTTCCAGTTCGCTGTGTAGACCACGAGCGCCGGTGCGATTTTCTATGGTGCGTTGGGCAATTAGATCCAGTGCTTCGGCGGTGAATTCCAGTTCCACATTGTCTCGTTCAAACAGCCAATGGTATTGACTGATGTAACTGTGTTTGACATCCTGTAAGATTTTCACAAGATCATCGCGAGTGAGTTCACTGAGACTGACCCAACTGGGGAAGCGGCCTACAAATTCCGGAATCATGCCAAAACGTATGAGGTCTTCGGGCGTGACATCGTCAAGGTATTGTTCAGGATCTTCTGTGACTTTTGCATTGAATCCAATGCTGGTGCCTTTGATGCGATTTTTTACAATGTTGTCCAGCCCCACAAAAGCACCGCCGGCAATGAACAAGATGTTGGTGGTGTCAATTTCCACTGTTTCACCTGCAGGGTGCTTGCGACCGCCCGTGGGTGTTATTCTGCAACGTGTGCCTTCAACCAATTTGAGCAAGGCCTGCTGCACACCTTCGCCTGAAACATCGCGTGTGATACTGGCACTTTCACTGCGTCGACTGATTTTGTCTATCTCATCAATGAACACAATGCCACGTTGGCAACGTTGAACGTCACTGTCGGCTGCAGCAAACAGTCGAGATATCAGGCTTTCAACATCGTCGCCCACATAGCCTGCTTCGGTGAGACTGGTGGCGTCAGCTATCACAAACGGCACATCTAGGTATCGGGCCACACTGCGAGCCAACAGTGTTTTGCCTGAACCAGTTGGTCCCAACATCAAGATATTGGTTTTCTCAATTTCTGCTGTGGTGTCTGTGTTGTTGATGCGTTTGTAGTGATTGACAATGGCCACACTCAAGACCTGTTTGGCTCGTTGCTGACCTATCACGTATTGGTCAAGATTTTGCTTGATGGCCATGGGATCAAGTGCAAACTCGGCTGCAGGCGCAACAATTTTATCAACCAGTAGAGTTTGACACAGTTCTACACACTCGTTGCAAATGGCAACTTCTTCGCCAACAATGAGTTTGGCTACTTCATCTTTGCTTTTACCGCAAAAATTGCATGATGTTGTTTCGGTCATGTTTGATTTTTTTGTTGCAATCTCTCTGCTACTTGTTCACGTTCCTGCTCGCTCAAAAGCTCAATGTCGTATTCACCGCTGCTGATCTTGTCAATCAAATGATCAATATAGGCAGTGTTATAGGTGTAGCTGTCACTGATGGTTTTGTCTACCAAGATCCAATCATCACCGTTGTACTTATATAGCCTATTGGGCATAATGTCAACTCTGACATACACGTCGCCCTTGCGCGGCTCTGGTGGAAAGCTGGTACCAAATCCACTGTTGTTGCCCTCCAAGACTTGATTGTCAGGAACCAGAGCCATCCAAGGCAGCTCTGAGATTTCACCACGAGCCAGGCGGCTGCGTTGATTTTTCAAAGTGTCATTGGGATTTTCCTGCTTCCATTGTTGCATTGCAACTTTGATCTGCGGATTGTCTTCATCCTCGTCTGGTGCTTCTTCGCGAGCAAGACTTTCTTTGTCGTACTTTGACACCAATCTCTCGTCATTGTAGGCTGCTATGTCGCTGTCAAGCGGAACTGTGGGCGGGGGCTCAGGCGGCTGTGCCACCATGGGTGTGGAATTTTTAAACCAAGACCAGTTTCTAAGATATGGGAAATCTGTGGTAACAGCCACGGCCGGTTCTGGTACTGATTGTTGAATCTGTTCAATTTGCTCAGGTGTCAGAGCACCATCATCAGGTTCGTACTTTGGCGTATCCTTGTGTTGCAGCGCCGCTTCGGCCATGGCCTCAGCATAATCATCACGATGCCATTTAAGACTTTCTGTGGAGGCCAACACCATCATGATTGCCAGGGGATCAAACACCACCACCAACATTATGATCACCCAGCGTACCGCTGCTTCCAAGAGATTGGCATCAGGATTGTCGCCGTAGATCAAGGCAGCGATATACTTGATTGGTCCTACTTCGGCTTCAACTTTGCGTACTTCGGCTGCAATGGGCGCACGTTGTTCGTTGAGATCGCCGATCACACGTTGTTCGGTTTCAATTTCGCGCATGAGTCGCGCACGTTCTTTGGCCTGCTGACGGCGAATCTGCACAGCACGATCAGCACCTTTTTCGTCGCTGCTGCGACCCATGACCTGATCCACCGCCTCGTCCATTTGCCGGAGTACGCGGCGATTGGCTTCGATGTTTTCTTTGGCTGTCTTGATTTTTTCATCGTAGATAGCCAGCTTGGCTAGGACATCACCGCTTACCAGACTTTGATCACTGTGTGCTTTGCTGAGAAAACCAAAGATACCCATGCTGGTGATTACCATGAGCATGAACACCGCAGGCACTAGATAGATTTTCATGGCCAGACGACAGCGGTGCCAGTACTCATGCAACCACACAGTGACCACAACCTTGGCCAGTTCCAAGAAACCGCCCATGATCACAATGGGTATCACAGCCGCGGCGAATATGGCTGCAAGGCCTAAGATACTGTACCATGCAGCCACCAGACTGAGGCTCAAGGCCACAAACAGAGTTAGATAACTTAGAAACATAAGATTATTTATAGGGTGACATTTTGTGCACCACGGCGTACTTTACTGCGATCCAGGTGCCAAACTGCTCATCGGGTACTTCAAACCAAACTGTGACCGGTTGGAAGCTCTGTGTCAACTTGCGTTTCACATGCTTCTGAGTGCGCCAGTTGCGTCCAAACATTTTTCTTGCTTCTGACATCACAGCATACCAAGTCTTTGTATTCTCAATTTCAAACCAAACCAGATGCATCACCTGTGGCGTTTCTCTAAGAAAATCATTTGACTCATGCATGCTCAACGCAGCGGCATCAGTATTGATAGACATCGGTCCTTTCACTGTTTGTTCCTTAATTGGCATACACCTCAACCAGTGCTGAGGATTTGACTTTCGTCAAGGACAGTGTTTCATCCTACAGGATTTACGTTCACGTGCCACGGGCACTGCTGGTCCCAGGTCAAAGCTTTACCAACAGCCCATTGAACCACCCTATCTCACAGGTGATGCTGAATGATTATAGTACAGATTGACAGTGATGTCAAGACTTTTGACAGATTACCACGAGCGCGAAATGTCGGGTGTGTCTGGTGTGGCGTTGGCCAAGCCGGCCACGATTTGAAACTGCTGCCATGCATGAAGCACAGCAGGATTGCGTTGCATTTCTACTGGCAGCACTATGGTATCCAACCATGTGTGCCGTGATTTCGTACGATGACCGTACTGTCTGGGTTGATGTAGTCTGCCAGTTTCGTACAGTTCAATTGCAACACTGCGTACCTGATCTTCGTCACTGTCCTCAAACACCGTCCACTCAGGTGGACTCCAGCCGTTGCGTTCGCGATAGCCCTGCCACACATTGTGCCACTGCAGGTCATCTCTGGGGTCTAGGTCTGTGCCAGATATCACAATCAAAACATCGTTGATATCCACTGTGCCCTGCACAATATCACGAATGCATCTGCTGAAACTCATGCCAATTTTCATACAGTTTTGGTCATGTCAAAATGGTCAAGGATGCGCTGTTGCAGTTCAGGATCATCGCACATGGCCACAACCTGCTCTACCACAGTTTCCCCAAAACGCATCAAGAGATGGCCTCCCACGCCAGGATAATGGCTACCGCCTAATTGTAAAGCAATGTCATACCAAGGTTGTTTCATATTTTTTCTCCTGCCTCAAAACTTCTAAATCTCAAGAATCGCGGGAATCGGAGGCTGTAGCTTCCGTCTTGGTTTTGTGTGACGGCATCAGCTTGCACTTCAACCACGTGACCCAATAACTTATCTCGACTGATCCAATACTCATCACGATCAGTATCAGACAAGCCACTCCCAACATTAACTCTAATCCTACGTCCATGATCTTCTCCTTCACAAACTATAGCACCTAGGCGGCCCGCATTGCGACCGGTTCCTTCTTCAAAGTCCACAATATTTAGATCAACTGTGATTGTGGGTTTCCACTTCATCCAACTGCTGCTGCGTTTGCATTCGTAAGGCGCATTGATATCTTTGATCATGATGCCTTCAAATCCCTGCGCCACGGCATCTTGAGCGAACCGTTGCATGATATCACGACCTTCGGCTGAGTCAAGATTGACCTCCAGGCCTGGCATCATGCGCACACAACCATCAGGGCCTAGTGCACCAATGTGTCGTTCCATGTAGGCCAATCTCTCATGTTGCTTGAGATTGCACTGTCCCTGTTGAAAGTCAGCCAGTGGTATCATGTCAAACACATGAAACACCATGTCATCGGTCTTGGCATTGTTTTTGCGATGAGCCTGGCGCATCAAGGTCTGAAAACTCTCGCCCACAATCTCACCATCCAACACACCCATGGTGCCAATCTTGTCCAGATTGTCTTCGATAAAACGAGTGATCTGGGGAAAGTTCAAAAATTCTTTGCCGTTGCGACTCATCAAGGTCACACTATAGCCCCGGATCACAGCCAACACACGCACACCATCCAGTTTGACTTCCAATCGTTTGGTGCCGCGCATTTTGTCTGGACGGTCAGTGCTGTCTTGTGCCAGCTGACAGGTAAACACCGGTATACGATATTCAGTCTTGCCCAGGATCTTGTTGAGAGTTTTTTCACTGATACCGCAGCGTAGATCCTTGATCAACACACGGCGGCAAATCATGTTCCACTCATCGCTGTCAAATTCTTGGCTAAGGTCTTCGATGCTTTGGCGAGCGTTGCCTCCGGTCACAGATCTAGTGCGCAGGCTTTCCAGCAGTGCCCAGAACTTGGGCCAGTCATTGGCAGCATTGACAATGCCTTGAGTCTCAGGCACCTGCTTGATGTGAAACGTATAGTAGGGATTATAGGCTTGATAACAGTTGTATAGAAAACACTGTGCGGCTGCGCTGCCTAACTTGGAGGCCATGAGAGCCTTTTCAATCACCGACTCTTTGTGCAGGCGACTGTCCGAACTTTCCAAATCACGGATCCAATCTGCTGCCAATTTGAGTCCTCGATATCTTGCATCTTCAAAATCTATAGTGTCCATGATATTTACAAATCCGCTGTTGGGTTGATAGCAGTATACAATTGATTAGATCTGATCCAACACCTGCTGAGCTATGATGCGCTGACCATCAGCGTCAGGATGGAAACCGTCGCTGTCAAGATAGCCGTACTCTCGACAAAAGCCCCACATGTTTGATCGACCTGACAGTTGTATTTGATTGTGTTGGTAGGGCACCAAAACCGAAGCCAATGCCGCATCGTCGGCCACATCTTTCATCAACAGGTATCTAAACTGAAAGCCCATGCGGGTAAGATCTTCGAACAAATGTCTAATGAAAATTGAGCTCACCAACTGTATGGTATCCAGCGACATTGACTTAACATGCCCACGAACGTCAATGCTGTCGCGTGAGAAGTAGGTCCAAGGCACAAGATTCTGATCCCAAGGAATCCATTTGCTTTGATTGCCTTGATGCCAATCACACACAGCATCCAGTCGCACTGTTTCTGTGATGTTGAGCAACACCATGGTATCTTGTGGATCATAGGCATTGTTTTGCAGCACATGACTGATGGCCTGCCGTGTGACCATGTTGCCATGAGAATTGGCTGCAACATTCACAAGACTGTTTACCTCAAGTTTTTGAGCCACGTGACTGACCCAGGTGCGTGGTTTGGCACCGTGCAAAAAACTGCAAGCACCGGGACGATCCGCACCTGGTGGCACGCCACCTATGCCATCTGCTGTGAAACTGCAACCACCTGCCACAATGTGCTTGATGTTCATGTTCATTACCAGCTGCTGTTGTAAAATACCTTGAGGCCCATGAACAAGTCAGCCTTGGCCAAGCGAATGAACTCTAGGTCCTGCGCACGATAATATTCGTCACTTTCCTCACCAAAGAAAAATCCACGTGTGGAGGGCAATGCATTGTTGAGAATATCTTTTTCCAGCTGATCCAAATCTTCCCAGGTCAGCTCTAGTTCAACTCCATTGAAGGTGTCGTACTTGACGCCTTTGCGTTCGGCCAACTTCTCCATCCAGCCCTGCAGGTTAGGATGCTTGCGCCAGTACATGATTTCACGAGGCTTGCTGATGGTACTGGTTTCTTTGTCAAAATCATAGTTGTCCCAGTACTCCCTGTTCTGACCGGCCTTGGCGGCCACGTATGCGTATTGATCCAATCCCATGTCAGTCTCCTATTAGTCCAGCAGGGTCATGTATGCTTCGGGATTTTTGTTGGCAAACCAAGACAGCCCATTGCGTACACCGTTGTAGTCGCCCATCAGCTCGCAGCCTTTGAGATAATCATACACAGCCAACTCTTCCGGAGTCAGCACACAGGTTTCACCCGAAAACGGATTCTGAACTTCAGCAGGCTCAGCGTCCATGATAGTGATGCCAGGGAAAAGATCAAAAATAGTTTTAGACATTTGTCGCTCCTTGTTATCAATATGCCATTATTATAGCATCGGTGTGAATTTTGGTCAACAGTTACTTGATCAGGGCGTATGGAGCATTCCATTTGCCAATGTTGACACTGATATAATGCGAGCAGTGAAAATAATCGGTCTGTGCATCCGAATGATCAAAGTAATCCGGACCGTACATGGCTGGGATAACTTCGCTCAGAAAGTCCTTGGCACGACCAGTAAAGTGTTCGTGGTACCAGTAGGGATTGACCTGGGCACGGTTGTCACCGAAGTCAATATCGCCTTGCTTGATATTCAGTACCAGGGTGCTGTGATTGCGAACAGCCAAGCTGGCTTTGACATTGTATTTTTTGCAAATGGCCTTGATAGTGGGTGCCAGTTTTGCTTTCATCTCTTGGGAAACGTATGCCATTTGTCGCGCTCCTTATCAGTTACTATACCAATATTGTAGCAAAAAGACGAATTTTGGTCAACCAAAACAATGTTGCTGATCAGCTATGATGATTGTTGTCATCGGTAAAGGCAAAGTAGCCCCAGATTGCAATCATTGCACAAATCAAAACAAACCAGATCATGTCATGCCCTTAGGTTAGCAATTTAACAATTAAACCGGTTGTATAAATTGCAAGAAGTGTTGCATTAATTGTAATAAGACTCCACTCGCGCCATTTTATGGCCACAATCAGCCATAAAAAAGCACCTACATTCAACAGAGCTGGGCCCAGTGGGTAAATGTTAACAGAAGTGCAAATCGCGCCCACAATTGTTACAAAAGTTGCAAGCCACTTTAGGTAAAATACAAAGTCTTTTTTCATGCTCACAGTATAGCATGATTGGCCATTTAGGTCAACTGGCGTTGATTTGGCTGCGTGATGTGGGGTAATTGTCCAGCAGTCCAGTGGCCAGGGCAGGATCAACAAAGTCATTGCCCGTGGTACCTTCGCCGGGAATCTGTGTTTGTGGTCTGCCCGAAATAGCAGCCGCATCCATGAGGGACTGATTGCTGGCTTCGCGTAGACTGCCCACAAGAGCCTGACCGCCTTCGGTGGCTGTGTTGGCTATGCTTTCAAGATATTGATAAGCGCCGCCTGTGATTTGGTCACGAGCGTATTCTGGAATGGCCTGAACAAAACTATAGATGCTGGTTTGGTTGGGCACTATGTCTGTGGGTGTGAGTCCAGCTCTGGTAACCAAGTCTTGGAAATAGACCATTCTTGCAATTACATTGTTCCAAGCCGCGGTGGCCGCTGCTGATTCAGTGGGGTATGCTGCCACAATCGCATTAAGTTCCGCAGGCACCAGACTGGCCAATGTATTCACAGCCAAATCTCCAGCGGTGTATGGGAACGAATTGTTGTATACACCTGCACCTAGGCCAGCAGGCACAGTGACAGGACCTACAAATTGATCACCGTACAGACCACTGGCAACATTGTTCATGCGATCATAAATGGTAGTCAAATTGGTGATGTTGGCACCGGCTGCGGTGACTATGGTATTGATTGCTGTGTTTACCGTGGCAAGATTATTAGCTACCACTGTATCATTCACAGCCAGGCCCATGAAATCAAAATATGTGATGCTGTTGTATTCGCCTGTGCCTGTGGCAACGTCATTGTCAATAATGTTGATGACATTGGCGCTGATTGGCGTGGTTTGTGCCGCGATTGAACTTAGGCCTTGCATGGTCTGAAGATTGGGCAGCTCAACCGGTTGCCAATAGTTTGTGTTGTTGATGTCAGTGCCAGTGGGCACTGTGGTCAAGCTTTGATAATAGCTGGGTGTCGTGGCAGTGGCTACACTGACCACAGTGTTGGGCAGATATTCTTGATCTGGACTCCACACCCGGTCAGTTGAAGCTGCTACAGTCTCAGCCAGTTCTGGCCAAGTGGTGTTGGCAATGCCTGGAATATTTTGCAATGCCACCTGAATTGCTTTGTTGGCAGTGGCAGTGCCTTGTGGAATAATTTTGCCCAGTTCATCGCAGCCCGATAACGAAGGCAAATATGAATCCACCACAGGTTGTATGCTGGAATTCACATTGCCAGCAGGATCAAAAATAAAAAGATTGCCATTGGGACTGGGTGTCAACAGAGTATCATAACTCAATGGAAACATTTTTACTGGATCCAGCAGTTGATTGAGACTGGTGATATTGGGTGTGGTAACTCCCAGTATTTGTAGAATCTGTGCAAGATCATCACCGGTCACAGTGGTCATGGCCTGGTATGCCACTTTTTGCAGTCGGTCAAAGTCATTGGGCAATAGGCCATCCTGATTGAAAAGACTGTAGCGATTGTCAGTTACAAGATCTGTGATGTCCAATAGATTGGCGCCTTCACTAACCATGGCAGCTTCTATGGCCGGTAGTGTGCGCCCTTGTATCTTGGCTTCGGCTGAAATCTGTTGCAACAGAGCGGCCGGTGTACCATATAGATCTAGATTGGCTGTGTTGACCAGCCGACCCTGTCTGGCCAGATCATATCCAAATTGATCAAACACTGGATTCACATTGCTGATGTTGGCAGTGGTCAATGCATCAAGGCTACTAAACGTAGGACCAAGATAGCCGTTGGCGTTCTCTTTGGCAAAAATCACTTGATTGGTGCTGGTGATAAATCCACTCACCACTGCGAATATCTGTGCAAACACACTGTAGTCTGCGGCCTGACTGGGATAAGGACCTAGTCCACGATACAGGCCAGCCAATTGATTGATATAGTCCACCAACAACGGTGCTTGACCGTAATTTGACGCCAATGCACTGTTGGCCAATCCTGGACTACCAGTCAACCACAAACCAGTTTGGCCACTGCCTGACAGGAATCTCAAGGCACTGACAGTGCTGTCGCTCATCCAACTTGGTGTGATGCTCAAAGCACCTGCGATTGTAGATCTCAAGCCTGAGATAAAATTGCTTTGATAATTGTTTATGGAAGTGGTAAGAGACGAGTTGACTGATTGAAGTCCCACATTGTCAACCATGTTGGCAGCCAAGGTCAACTGTAGTGGCGTGTATGAACTAATGGCCATTAGTTTACTCTAACATTGGGACTGCCACCAGATCTAGCATGTCCGCAACTGTCGCTGTCACCGGTACGTGTGACCGGAATGTTGCCAGCTCGCACATTGGGACTGGCCACAGACACTCGAGCCGAACAATGTGCTCCACATCTGCGACGACCGCAGCAGGGATGAGGTGTGACAGGATTGCCCTTGACAGCAATGGGACGATTGTTTACTCGTACTGATGCTACCCCACCAGTGACCACTCCACCGGCTGAATCGGCATCCCCTATTCGCTGTGCTGCTGGCATATTATCCCAAGATCAGTTTCTTTTCAGGCACTGTGATACCTGTGGTGGCCTGTACATATTTCATGCGTACTTCTTCGTCAGTGATGACAAACAGGCTCACGCTGTTGATATTTAGTGATGCATTTTCGTGGCGATCGCCTGTGAACAAACTGGGCACCAGGCCAATGCCCTGTGGTCCCGGAGCCACACTCACAGGTTCGTTGAGTTGCACTGAGTATTCGTTCTGTGATTCCACCTTGGCAATGAGTTCCTCACCACTGTTGAGTTTAAAGGTATAGACTTTGCCAATTTCAAGAGCCAATTTCATGAGTTTCCTTTGAGAAGTTTTTGTCGTAGTTCCTGAAATCCACCCACATGGCTGTCATCCAGAAAGATCTGTGGCAGAGTCCGCGCTGTGGGCACTGCTTCTAATAATTGTTGTTTTGTCCAATCCTGTGAGATATTGCGTTCTTCGTATTCTATACCTCGGCTCTCCAGAAGAGCCTTGGCCTGGACGCAGAATGGACATGCGTCCTTGGACCACACTATTGCTTTCATTGTTTCCTCTATTATAGATCTGGTAGTGCATCGTAGTCAAGGCTGTCGCTCATGACTCCGATAACATAGTTAGTTGATTCGCTTTCCTGCAGCGCAGTTTGTTTCTTGTGTGTGTCTACGTGCTTGTTGAACCAAGGAATGGGAGTGGTTCTTGGTGCCGGATTCCAGTACTTGATACCAATTTCTTTCAAGGCGTTGACTGCCGTATAGTCCACAAAGTCTTTGAGGATGGCCGCATTGAGACCAATCACCGGACCACGAGAAAACAGATAGTCGGCCCAGGCTTTTTCTTCTTGTATGACATCTGCATAAATGGTCATAACTTCGGCTTCACATGCAATCTTGGCCTGTGCAAATCTTGGATCTTCTTTCACAACCTGATTGATGATCCAACCAGTCCTATCACGATGCAAGATTTCATCTTGTAGGATCAAGCTGATGATGTTGCCATTGCCAATAAAGATCTTGTTTTCTACCATGGCCAAGCTTGTGGCAAAGCTCACCATGAAGCGGAACGCTTCCAGGGCATAGCTGGCGTGTAGGGCTAGGTAAATGGCCTGCACATGATCCTGTTCGTCCACGGATTTGCCAACTTCTTTCTGGCAATTGATTTCGTGCAACTTGTCGTAATACTTGCCAACACTTGATGCCATGTCAACAATTTCCTGTGTGTCGTGGATGGTATTAAACACTTCCTTGGGCACATTGTAGATGTTGCGAATGATGTGGCTGTAGCTACGACTGTGAATGTTGGTTTCAAAGAATGTCCAATTGTAGACCAAGGCTTCAAGTTCGGGCAGACTCACAACCGGAGTAAAGATTTGACTTGGGCCTCGACCCTGCAGACTGTCCAGTGCTGTTTGACGCAACAGGTTGCTGGTAAAGATATGACGCACAGTTTCCGACGCATCCTTGAAGTCAGCAGAGTCTTTGGTGAGATTGATTTCCTCAGGCACCCAAAAGAATCCACGAGCTTCCTGTTCAAACTTCACTATCTTGTTGTATTTGACTTCTTCAAATCGTTGGATGGTTACAGGACCGGCCGGATCCAAAAACATCTTGCGGCTGAGATAATCGGTACGATTGCGTAGGTTGTATTGTGCTTGACTCATGATATTTTTTAATTGTAATTGTACAGCAAACCGCCATCAGTTGTGCGGTGAGTTATTCCGATTGTGGCATGTGGGCGCACTGCCATTACAGCACACACAGCCGGTCCCCAGTGTCCTAGATCCAGTGTGAGTCGATGTTTACCTTGTGCCATGCCCATTCTGGGAACCAGTAACACAGTTTGTTGTCTAAACTGTTGAGTATCCAATTCCAAACACAAACTGTCGGCGTTCCAGTCTATGGGCTGAACCCTGGTACCATCTGCGTCCTGAGTAGTCACAGTTCCTGCCACAGCATCCAGACGATAACTGGCCACTACTGGAGCAGACTCATGAGTGAGTCTTTGCCAAGGAATGTATCCCCATGCAGTTTCCACACCGGTGCCCAGTCGATGTATGCCTGGTGCTAGACTGTCAAAGTCAGGGCGGTGATCAAATGCCAAGTCTGCTATCAATTTTTGAAAATCGTGATCAATGTCAACTCCAGGATAGAAACTGGTGTGTTCTTGATTGCCTGTCACAGACTGATAAGCAAAACTGTCACACACTGGCATAGCATGAATCTCCATCCAGTACACACTGGGCAGGAATTGTGCACCAGGTTCGCGTGGCAAACTGTGCCACAGCGATTCACCCCAGAGATTTCCATTCACAGTTTCAGAAAACAAAACACGACCAGGTTCGCTGGCTTGATGTTGATAAGTGGTATTTCTTAACTCAATTTTGTCCTGGAGTTTGAGAGTTTCAATGATGTACTGACCCAGTTGATAACGGTCAGCATTGTTTTCATAGGCCACAACATGCCTAGCTCCATGCTTCAAAGCCAGCATGGTCAACGAACCAGTTCCAAATCCAATGTCAATGCAGTTTCTGTCACGCACATGTTCAGCCATGACACAATCATAAAACTGATTGCGCACATGATCATTGATCATTGGCCACGAAACACCATCATGATGCTGCCAATTTATATGTGTGAACAGTGTTTTGGGATGTTGATAGCCTAGAGGTTTGTCCATGCTGTCAAGATGTTGACCTGTTGTCACAGCTTGCATGCCTCACAATCTTCGTCCAACATGGGTTCCAACGCCAAGGGTGTTTCCTGGGTGTCTACCTGTTTCACGCCCTGTTTGTTGATCAGGCTGTAGTAAAAAGTTTTTAATCCCCAACGATGTGCCTGCATGAGATTGGCAGCAATCAATGTGGTTGGAACTTTACGCTCCGGAAAATGTGCTGGATTGTAAAACGTGTTGGTGCTGATGCTTTGGTCCACATAGGCTGCCAACACCGCTGCGGTCTTGATATAACCTATGCAGTCAGTCTGTTCCCACATCAACTGATAACGATTACGCAGTCGCTGATATTCAGGAACCACTTGTGTGAATGATCCGGCCTTGCTTTCTTTCACTGTGATCAAGCTCATGGGCATTTCAATGCCATTGGTTGAATTGATCACCACTGAACTGGATTCCACAGGTGCAATGGCCATCAAGGTAGCATTGCGTACACCATGTTGTTTCATGTTGGCACGCAGAGTTTCCCAGTCCAGTTCTGGCACAAAGTCTGTGAGTTCATTCACGGCCTGCGCTCTACGCTCCCAGGGAAACACGCCACGACCATACCAGGTGTGATCACTGTCTCGGCAGCGTCCACGTTCCTTGGCCAGTTCCACTGTGGCTTCGGTGAGGTAGAAGGCCTGATGTTCCATCCAGGTCTTGACCTCGGCCAGGGCGTCGGCTTCACCGTAGTCTAGATCACGCTTGGCATGCCAGTAGGCCAAGTTTGTGACGCCAATGCCTAGTGGCTGGATTTCCTCGTTGCTGAGTTGGCTTTGAATTGATAGGAAATCTTGATAGTCCAGTATGTTGCATAGACTGCGTTGTAAAATTCTACAGGCACGGCGCATGTCTTCAGGATTGCGGAATGCACCCCAGTTGATACTGCCCAGAGTGCAGAGAGCAATACGCCCTTCAGCATCGTCTAGACGCCGGAAAGGACGTGTGGGCAACAGAATTTCGCAGCAGAGATTGCTTTGATAGATTGTGTGATATTCAGGATCAAACGGACCTTGATTGATCACGTTGTCAATGAACACTAAGTAGATGCGTCCGGTGTCGGTGCGTTCTTTGAGAATGCCTGACTTGAATACTTCTTCTGCGCTCATGACTTTCTTGCGTAGGTCACGACGTCGTTCGTACTTTACGTAAAGTTCCTCGAATAGCGCAGTGTCTTTATAGAAGGCTTCATATAGGTCAGGAACTTCGTTGGGGTCGAAGAACGTAATGTTCTCCTTGTTCTTAAAGCGACGCCAGAAGAATGCAGATAACACGACACCATAATCCATGTGTCGTACCCGGGTCTCTTCGGTGCCTTGGTTGTTTTTGAGAACAATGAGGTCATCAAACTGATGATGCCATATGGGATAGAAAACCGTAGCCGAAGCATTTCTTATTCCTCCTTGACTGCAACTGCGCAGGTCACCAAACCACTTCTTCAAGAATGGAATCATGCCTGTGTGCATGATTTCGCCACCTCTGATGGGACTGCCTAATGGACGTAGTCTTCCAATCTCTAAACCAATGCCGGCACGTTTGCTGGCATACTTGGCCATCATTTCACCGCTAGCGAATATACTATCCAGGTCATCATCAGACCTAATAAGAACGCAAGAACTAAATTGTTTAGTCGGAGTGCCAAGACCAGCAAGCACAGGAGTAGCAAGAGTGAAAAGCCCATCACTAGCAGCATTATAATATTCCTTGATGTACTTCATGCGAGCCGTGTTTGGCTCTTCGCGGTGAAACACTGTGGCAGCGGCAATCATGTAGCGTACCTGGGGTGTTTCAAATATTTCCTTGGTGCTGCGATTGCGCACAAGATATTTTTCAATCAGCTGTTCAATGGCAGCATAGCTGTACTGCTCGTCGCGCGAATGATCAATGATGTCATTCATGCGGTTCCAGTCTTCTTCGCTGTACCACTCCAGGAGCTCGGGTGTATAAAGACCAACCTCCACATTTCGCTGTACAATGGCGTAGAGGTGAGGAGGTTGATATGAACCATAAACGTCCTTTCTCAACATGGAAAGACGCTGTTTGCCAGCCACGTGTTGATAATTGACATGTCCAACTTCAGGATTGGCTTCCACATCAATCAAGTCAACAATGGCCCGCAACGTGATGCCATCAATTTCGCGAGTGCTGATGCCATCATAAAAATGCATTTGAGCCTTGATTTCGATCATGCTCTGACTTACGTCTGATGTGCCTTGACACACCTTGGCAATTTGATTTTGCCATTTTTCTAGTGACAATGGCTCGCGGGCACCATTGCGTTTGACAACACTGATAGTTTTCATTGGTTTTTATTTTATTTTAGTTGGGCTAGGATTTGGTGTTGCGACACCGATCGTCGCGGCTGAATTGGCCCTAGGTTGATATTTACAATAGAACTCTGGTCCCAATTCAATATATATTTCTCTTGATGGGCCAGGACTAAATTGTATTCTCCGTTGTCAATCAAACAACTGTCTTCAAGATCTTCACGTTCTAGCATGGCTATAGTGTACATGATTCCTAGCCCGCGAGCAACATCACAGAACACATTGTCACTCAATAATTGCCAAGGGTCCGGCCAGGTCTGTTTATCATCCCAGTGTAGGTAATAGGCGCACCAAGGAGATTGAAACCACCAGGCATTGATGGCTTCCAGCGCAGATTTGGTGTCAAGATCTTGACAGCGATGGCGAAGAGTAGACCAAGACTGCAATCTCAGTGCAAAGGTATTGGGCCACATTTAGTAGAGATAGCTAATACTGTACTTTATTTGACCATCACCACTGCCGTTGGCAGTGTAGTTTATTGAAATTTCGGGATCCACTATGCTACCGTTGTGAGCAGCTTCCAAGGTCACAGCAGCATTGCCGTTGTCCACATAGTCATCAACCCAGCTGAAACCCGTGCCCGGTGTGCCGGACTGTCCTGTCGCCACTGTCATGCGACCGGTGCGAACTTTGTCACTACGTATGATTGTGTATTCAAACAAAAAAGCCTGTATTTCGCCCCCAACCACGGCCAAGGTGTTGAATGCGCTATCGTCATTGATGATATCAGCAGTGCCGGCCACTCGTTTGTAGGCACCCAATTCAATGACATTTCTGCGAGTGTTGTCTACCACATTGTTTTGATAAAGTTCTACAAATCTTTGATTGCCGCCCAAGACCACAGCATCTGTGGCGTTGATTTCAATTCTAGGAAAAAGGTCAGCGGCAGCGGCACCGCGCTCAAACATGTCGCCTATACTGACATTGAGATTGGCATCAAGATTGATAATTTCAAATTGAGGAAAGGCCTCACCTAGAAATCCGTTGCCTACATCATAAAACGTGTTGTAGGCACTGATATTTCTTGACACACTGTCAAACACGATGCCTTGGGCTGCAACTTCGTCAAACAAACACTGCACCACTCTAGTTCCTGTGGGTCCGCCGTTGACCGGTGATCCGCTTCCCAACACTACACCTTGGAACAAGGTATCAAAAGCCGTGTTGGTAAATGACACGTTTTCTATCTGCTGATTGGAAAATGCACCAATGCTGAATCCTGTGACATGACTGTTGTTGATAGTGACATTGCGAGTGATCAATGTGGCCGAACTGGTAAATTCAAATCCCTGGGCCGACACAGGTGCAATGCTGATACTGGCTATGGTCTGTGGACCTTGCACGGTGACTGCATCAATAAAGCAGTTTTCTGCATATTCGATCAAGACGCCGTTGTTGGTGCTGTCGCTTTCAAATTGCATGCCAGAAATGCGCAGATTGCCTGGAGGCAAGGCACCATTGGTACCAATATTGACTCCGGTCTGTTGCAGACTGTCGGTGGTGCGAGCCATGTAGCTGGGCAGCGTTGTGGACTGCCAATATGTGTTGCTGGCGGGTGGCGTGGGTAATGCTTCGCCAATAGGCACCGGAATCAAGCTGCGGAAATAGTTTCCACCGCTCTCTACCAGTACACCTTGCGCATAGGCCACAGTATTGGTCCAGGGCAGAACCTGAAACTTGATTTTGGTGCTTTTGTTGCCCTCGCCGTACAGGGTGCAGAACGGTGGGATCAGCAGGGTATCACTGATGATATAGGTGCCACCTGGGAAAAACAGGCTGCGTCTGATCTGCGGATTGACTTCACGGCAAAACATCTGGTTCAGCGCCCGATTGATGTCAGCGGTGACATCAGTTACTCCGTCGCCAGTGGCGCCAAAGTCTGTGATCACTGCATAGCTGTCCAGTCTGCTCTGTATGCTTTGGCTCACCGGAGCACTGGGTGTGGCGCCGGTTTGCACAGCATAGCCTGCTGCCAAGCCTTGATAGATGTATTGATTGGCAAAACTCAGTACATCGCTGAATTCTGTCAAAACTTCGGTGTTGCCAATCACTGGTGCGCCGTCGGCTAGATCGCCGTTGCCAATAAACAAGCGTCGCTCGTCTACGGCCCAGCCCAGTTCACCCCCAGCCAATGGCTGCGGAAGATCAACCAATAAACCCTTGCGCTGTGTGATACGAGATATTTGTACAATTGCCACGGTGTTTGTCCTTGAGTGCTATCTCATATTTAGCGTGATTGATAATACTGTTCAACTCGCTGAATCCAGCGCTGATGCCAGTGATCAAAGTCCTGGGGTTCCAGCACGAATTCTTGATATTGAGGTTCCCCCCAGGTTCCGGGCTCAATTTCAGGCGGGCGTACACACATCAAAATCACCCCGGTGCGAATATTGGTGCCATGCACTTCATTGTGGGCCGCAGCATAGGCAGCCAGCTGCAGAAAATAGTCGTCAATCCACTCGCGTTTTTTGGGCTTGTTGGTCTGCTTGAAATCCAATATAGCAGGTTCGCCTTTCCAGGTGCCCACACAGTCAGTGGTGCCAGCATAGAGACCGGGATAATACAAGGGCACTTCGCAGCCCCAGAATTCATCTGCGCTGCCTAGGCCTTTTAATATGACTTCGGCTGCCATGAACCAACTGGGCTGAGCAAATGGATTGGAAGGAAAATCACCTATGTCATCGTTCTTGATGTAGCGTTCAAGATAGGTGTGCATCCTGGTACCGCGGTTGGCGGCTTCTGTGGTGATCTGTTGTGCTCGTTCATGCCCAACACGATCGCGCCACTGTTGCAAGGCTTGTCGGGCTTCTTCGGGCTTGGTGCGATCCAAAATGGTTGTGACACTGGGTACACGTTCGCCCGAGGGTAGACAATAGTGCCGCTTGCCCTCCACTGTGGTGCGATCAAGACTGTGATAGTTGTAACGTTCTAGAATCATACTTGGTGCACCTCAACGCCGCTGCGGGCTAGAAATTTTAAACCAGAATCATCGCGATAGTCAGTGCGATAATACACACGACCAACTCCGCTCTGATATATCAGTTTGCTGCATTCAAGGCAGGGAGCATGGGTGACAAAGATGTCAGCACCTAGACCACTGTTGGATCCACGGGCGAGTTTTGCAATAGCATTTGATTCCGCATGCAAAACCTCAGGTTTGGTTTTTAAGTTATAGGGTTTGCCAGTGTCGTCTTGATAGTCCCACTGATTGTTATCAATGCTCCACTCGTTGGCATAGACTTCATCTTCACAGTTGTTGTCCCACCCTGCTGGCATGCCATTGTAACCATAACTGATGACAGTGTCATCTTTCACTATCACAGCACCAACGTGCAGACGACGAGCATGACTGAGCTCACTCACACGTTGTGCCCAGTCCATGTACAAGTCAATGAATTTCTTTTTCAAACTCTAAAGCTTTCTCCGCAGCCGCAACGGTCGCGTTCGTTTGGATTGACAAACTCAAACCCTTCGTTGAGTCCTTGTCTCTTGTAGTCCATGGTCAAGCCGTCAACATAGGGATGATCTTTACCGTTGACATATATTGTAACACCGTGACTGTCATAAGTGATCCAGTCTCGTGTCACAGGAGGATTGTCAACGTATTCCAACTTGTAGGCCAGGCCCGAACAGCCTGTGGTGCGCACACCAATCATGATTCCCACGCCTTTGCCGCGTCGCTCCAGCTGTTGTTGCACTCGTCGAGCTGCTGTTTCTGTTATTGATATCATGTGTTTTCCGTGATCTGTGGTCTAGGTAAAGCTAGGATTCTCGCAGTGTTTTCCAATCTTGGTCTAGGGTCTGACAGACTGGTACTGTGTTGTTTCATGTACGCCATGAATTTTTTGTAATCGGTTCGGAGATCACGAGCAGAGTTCATCAGCATGCGTAGTATAACAGGATGTACTGACCAGGCCAAATCAAAATGAGCAAAGTAGCATGCAGTTAGTTTGCCTTCAGGTGCTGCATGCCCATACAAATCAATTCGGTAATAAAAACATTTGTTCTCAGTCCAATTTGAGTATAGATCAGCACAGAGTCTTTGAAATGGCTCACTGGTGATAACCTGCTGCATGAGATGTTCGCTGTCAACGTCACAGCCTATTTCCCAACGAGCTCGACTCAGTGCATGCCAAAACGCCGTAAGCACGGTCATGGCCACCATTTCTTCTTGTGTGAAACTGTAGCAGCTTTCAGCAAAAGCACTGGTCTGCCAGGCATGCCCGTTCCATCTCAATGCCGTGCTGTGTTTCATGTTGAATCGAGTGGCATAGTCAGGGTCAAGAGCAGCCGGACTCATGGGCAACAGTTCATTCACACTGATCAACAGCACACAGCGTTGATTCATGGTTTCAATCAAGGTACGTTGCCATGACCCAAAGCTCTGACCAGGCAGTCCCACAATCATGTTTATTGAACATGGCACGTCAGGATAATCATGTTGCAGCTCCTGTATCATTTGTCGGTGAACTTGCCAACTCACATCAGGCCGATCTATGTTGATCAGCACCTGTGGATCAAGATCCTGCACACTGAAGGCAAACCCTACGTAGGCATGGGCCATTTTTCCACGACCCATGACATGATGCAATTTCTGCACATTGTTCTTGCGCAGTTTGCTGTAAGTGGCAGTTATTTCAAAACCAGCCCTGCGTTCAAGATTGACGTCGGCAAGGTACTCAAATATTTCAATATCTTCGTCATACTGACCAAAATTGGCGTCAGTGATAAAGATCTGTTGAACACCCAGTTGATAGAACAATTCAATTTCGTCACGGAAAGTGCCTTTGCGTCTGCTGACTTTTCTGTCTAGCCCGTTGTTCCAGTCACAAAAGGTGCAGCTATAGGGGCAACCACGAGTCAATTGCCAGGGCATGATCACTGATATTCCCCGAGACTGTTGCTGTTCAACCATGTCCCGCAGCAAGTCTTCACAGTGCAAATAAGGACTGGCCTTGGGCTCAGGCACCACTCGATAGTCGGCCACCAGCACACGATGTTGATCCGGATCACGCCAGGCCACATTGCTGGTATTGAATCTTATGAGTTTTTTGTGTGTGATCAAGGATTCAATGACGTCACTGAAGGCTTGTTCACCTGCACCGTATACAGCATAGTCTATCCAGGGTCTCTGATCCAACCAGTCTCGCTCGCTGTGGACACTGACACTGGGGCCGCCTGCAATCACTGTGATAGATTCTGGCAATTGATCACGCACACGGCTCATCTGTTGCGCAAAATAAATTTCGTTCCAGACAAAAAGACTGATGCACAACACATCAACCTTGTTGTCGTGACAAAAATCAATCAGCTCTTGATCTGTGAGACTGCCTTGCACAGGAATTTCCCAGTGCAACTGTGCAGCAATTTCTGGCTTGTGAGTGTCTATGTAGTGTTTGAGATACAATGCCGATGTGGCCACGTGCATTTGATTGCCGTTGCCCACAAACTGTTTGTGATAAAATGCAATGTTTAGCATGCTAGAGCGTGATCTTGGGAAGTTGCTGAACCACTTATTGCGTTGTCTTTGCAATATTTATAGAGTATGGGCCAATGCTTTTTTAGGTCAACCACGTGAGATATAATCATACGCATTACATTGGGATTGTAATACCAACGGTGAAAGGCATCGTCGAATCTACAGGCTGTCATCACGTCGTTTTTGACTGCAATGCCACCGTAGGCCTTTCTAAACCAAAATTGATTGTTGTTGCGCCAATTGTCCAAAAGATCCTCACACATGTCATGGTACGACTGGCTGTGTTGAAATTCCTTCACCAAGCTATCAATGTCTATCTTTATGCCCAAATCAAATTGAAGAGTTCCCACCGAGACCATTAGATGTGACAGCATGGTCATTTCCACCATGTCTTTGGCATCAAAACTGGCACATGATTCAGGGAACTTGTTGCAGTAGTAATATTCCCCGCTGAATCTCTGAGACTCGCTGTATTTCATTTTGAATCTTGCATAGGCTGGATCTAGATTTGCAGGAGACATGGTGAGAAACTCATTGATGTAAACATACATTTGCGCACCAGTCTTGGTAACTTCAATCAGAGTTTGCTGCCAGGACGCCAAAGTTTGTCCTGGCAATCCTTGTATCAACTGCACCATCACAGGCAAATGTGGAAATTCTGCCTGTAATTGATCAATCATGTGTTTGTGTGATTCCCATGTAACGTCGGGTCTGTCAATGTTATCTAGAACTTCAGGGTGTATGTCTTGCACGGCAAGAACAAATCCTCGACCTTCCAATAGGTTGGCTCGTGCAGCTATGGTCAGTAGTTCCAGGTTTACTTCCTTTTTTATCTTGCTTAGATTGAAATTCAATACAAATCCTGCATTGTGTTCTAGATTTTTGAGAGCAAAATACTTGAACATTTCAATATCTTCAGGATACTGACCGGTATTGGCATCGGCAATGTCTATTTTTTTGACTCCCAGTTGATAAAAAAGATCAATTTCATCCTGATAGGTTCCGCGTCTGCGTGTGGTCTTGTTGCTGGGTCCATTGTTCCAGTCGCAGAATGTGCATTTATAAGGGCATCCGCGGGTGACCTGATAAGGCAATTCAACTTCATATCCTCGTTGCTGTTCTTGTTGCACCATGGCTGTCAAAAGATCCTGACAGTGCAGATATGGACTCACCTTGGGTTCAGGCACATAACGAAAGTCAGCTGTGACTGATTGATTTTGTTCGCCACGGCGCCAGGCAACATTGCTGGTGTTGAATCGTATGAGTGGTTGTTGATTGATAATGCTTTCTGCAATGTCTGCAAAAGCCACTTCGCCAGCGCCGTATACTGCATAATCTATCCAGGGATGTTTTTGTAAAAAATCTGGATCTGAATGAGGTATCACGTGGCCACCACCGGCCACCACACGAGTTTGCGGTGGCAAACGATGTCTGATCCTCAGCAGCTGACCACTAATATAGTCATAGCTCCAGTGGAACAGACTGAGTCCTAAAATGTCGATCTCGTTATCCCAACAGTAGTCAATCAGCTCTTGATCTGTCATGGCATGCTGTAGGGGCAGATGCCAGTTCAGCTGTGACGCTACCTCAGGTCTAGTTAGATCAACATAAGTTTTGAGGTATAGAGTAGCGACACTTACATATAACTGCGTTGATTGAATCTGATCCTGTTTTGGAATAAAATTGCAGTGATACAAAACAACATTCAACATGTATTTGCACTAAGTCTAGCTTGCTTTTCTTGATAGTCTGCCAAGGCTGCTTTGATAGCATCTTCTGCCAGAATTGAACAGTGTATTTTTACCGGAGGTAACGCAAGTTCCTGTGCAATTTCTGTGTTCTTGATTGACCCAGCTTCGGCAAGCGTTTTGCCTTTGACCCACTCTGTCACCAGACTTGAACTTGCTATGGCTGAACCGCAACCGTAGGTTTTGAATTTGGCATCGGTAATGATGTCGTTTTCAACCTTGATTTGCAGTTGCAGCACATCACCGCAGGCAGGTGCGCCCACCAGCCCGGTGCCTACAGAAACATCATCTTTGTTCATTTTGCCTACATTACGAGGGTTCTCATAATGATCCAATACCTGTGTTGAATAAGCCATGGCTATCCTCCTGAGTTGTACTACTTCAATGTGTTATTTACAACGGATTATTTTTTGAGGCCACGTTTCATGGCCGAACGTGCTGATTTCGCCACAATGTCTCTGGCACGATCCACTGGCATTTCGGGAGGTTCAGTGGTGTCTGTGGTGTCGCCGCCCTTGTACACAATGGGATCGTTGCTGTCAGGACGCAATGGCTCCAACATGTTGCTGAGAGGCGGCAAGTTGATGATGTCAGGCAACATTTTTTTGGTAATGCGAATGCCAAGACTTTGAGCAAGACTCACAAAAGCGTCTTGATCAATCTGTTTTTGAGCGTTGCTGTTGTCAGCCAGACCTGACAACAGTTCCACCAACCCCATTAACTGCGCAGGGTTGGGGGTGGGGTCAGCGGTGATGTCAGCTACTTCGTTGATGCGCATTATCTTTTGGCGCGGCCCAGTGCACCAGCAGCTGGAGCAGCATCTTCTTCATCATCAACAGGTGCAGGTTCTTCCACATCTGTAACGTCAAGTTCAGTGCTGTCAACTTCTGTGTCGCCAGGCAAGGCAGCAGCAGGGTCAGCAGGAGCACCTAGAGCAGCTGCCGCAGGATCCACAGCAGGAGCTTGACCTGTCACAACACCCAGGGCAGTTTCCATTTGCTGCTTGGCACCTTGTAAATTCTGCACCAGGCCACTCAGGGCCGCGGTTGCGTCGGTGTTGAACTGTTGAGCCTGATCCATGCCTACCTGATTCTTGATGGAATCCACCAGGGCCGGTAGTTCTTTGAACTGAAGTTCTGTGACCTCTTCCAACATGTCTTGCATTTTGTCTACCATGTCCTGTGCTGCCAACACAACCTGAGCCTGTTGGATTTCACTTTCTTGCAACACATTCCATGCTCTACGCAATTGATCTTCGGTCATGGTCATCTGCGCACCCTGTACCAAGCGTGTTTCTTGCGGTGTCAATCGCTGGCCCAGCATGTACTTGCGAATAGCTGTCTTGACCTTGGGATCAGCGAATTTGCTCTGCGCCTTGGTCACAGCCGTGGTTGCGGCCTGCTGAGATGTTGCTGCACCTGGACCTGCCATGGGTGCTGTGCCCACACCGCCTACTCCTTGTTCGCCAATGCGAGATGCCAGGGCCTGCTCCATCATCACCAGCTTGAGATAGTTGGGGTTGCTATGGCTGCGGTGACGAGCTGTGGTCGCACGATGTTCGGACAACACAGATCTCACTCGACGCAACATGGTTTTGGCCTGTTGTGGTGTGAGATTGTCAAAACCAATCTTGTTGCCAAAATGGCTCTCAAAGACCTTGGCAATCTTTTTGGTGGCGCTAGGCGCTGCTAGTTCGAAGAGTTTCATTGTTGAATCCTTTAAGTTGCAAATATTTAGCCAATTTTATACATTTTTCTAGTTCGGTGGTGGTGGCTGTGAGTCTGGCTTGTTTGGGTTGCAGTTTGACCGCAACAAGATCACGAAATTCAGTGCGATTACTGCGTTGTGCTTGTTTCTGCCTCTGCTGTATGTCTGCTGTGAGATCCTGCTTGAGTTGATCAAGACTCTTGATTTCTTCAGTCAAACGACCCTGACGCAATTTGTGTGCTGTGCACCAGCTGATGGCAGTGCGACGATTGGCAAACACATGCACTGTGCGATTATCTATGGACACAGTGCAGCAGTCGCGGCCAGTCTCCAGTAGATACCGACCAAACGCCAGGATCTGTCCGTCCTGCTCCAAGATCATGTTGTCAACATGGCGCGGAAGTTCGCGGTCGGCCCAGCGTTGCAGTTTTTGATCGCGTGTCATAATGTAGCTAGATATTGAGTGGCCAACCAACCACACAGCGACAGCAGCAGCACTATGATGCCAATGCTCCAGTTCTGTATCTGGTTGTTGTGTTTGTCACTGAGCTCATGTACCAGTTCGTGAGTTTCTTGCATGACCGGTCCCAGTGCGGTGATTTTTTCCTCTAGGGTGTTGAGCTTGTTTTCTACAAATCTGTATCTTTCAGCACAGAGCTCAACGTGTGCTTCGAGATTCTTTTTTTCAATGTCGGTGGGATCAATCACAACAGTCTCCATTTTGATATTTATAGCGAAAACCATATATTTTGCTGCGGACCTTGGGTACACAACACTGACACTGTGTGAGTAACTTCGTCAAGATTCATGGTCATGGGTACACCTTCACAGTCGGCTCTAAGTCCAGCCAATTCATCCTGACCGTTGAGAGCAAACACGCCCTCAGATTCGCTTTCAAACGTGAATTCCCACACGCCTGCCACACACACCGGGTGTGACACATTCATGGGCTGTGTACGCAAACCAAAAATCTGCAGCAGAGTTTCGTAATTACGCTGTTGGTTTCTACTGCGTTGCCAGCTGTCGTGATCATGCACAGACTGATCAGCCCGATCTCTAAATGGAAGTTGTGCTGGTCTAAAACTACCGGTTACTCCGGTATAGGTGCAGTCAAAGAAAGTGCGACACTGTATCTTCATCGTCGCGATATTTAATGCCAAACAAAAACCCTGGATTTTTTGGATCCAGGGTTGTTGCTGAGCCTAGTTAGATTAGGACAGTGGGCTTGTGGTAAACACAGCATTGGCAGCGCAACTACTGAAGCCGATGTTTAGGCCACCAGTTGCGTTTGCTCCCTGGGCTGCAGACAGAATCTGAGCAGCGTTTGCAGCGCCTGTGGGGTACAGAGCGATGTTTAGGATTGTGGGTGCTGCTGGGCTTACTTGATAGATTGCCACAGTAGTTGTCTGCTGAATAGCCTGCAGTGCGTTGTTGATGAAACCAGTTGCATTTGCTGCACCGCTGGCGCTCATCGCGCTGTTGGCAACCAAGCTGAAGAAGTCCAGCTTGGGACCAGCCATCTGTACTGGACCTTGTGCTGCGATGTTTGCAGTGTTGGCAATGGTACCGTTGCCTACGTCAATTGCGAATACCGGTTGGGTAGTACCGTTTACTTTGGTAATTTGTGCCATGATTGTTTCCTTTAAAAAGTTAGGCTTTCGCCCTGCACTTATTTATATCAATTTGGGAAAAACTGTCAGTTGGGGTTGTTTCTAGCACGGTTCTGTGCGGCAAAACTCTCAGGATCAAAGCGACTCACAGCCTTGGCATAGCCCGCAGGTGTGGCCATGACCCAGCCTTCCTGTCCAGGGTGCTGTTGATCCGCCTGCTGCAAAAGATCCATCTTGAGAGCATGCAACAATTCAAATGCCAAAAATGCCGCTGCCATGGCCTCGCTGTTGGTGGACGGGCTCTTGAGATATTCCACAATGTTGGCAAACTTGCGAGGCGTGACTCGAGTCTGCAGCCATTGACCAAACTCGGCCAGCAGTTGTCCAGCTGGCTGCAATGGAGCACCAACCTTGGTATTGATAAAGTCCACAGCCAACTTGAATAGGTCAGTTATTTGCTGTGCCCGCAGTTCAGCTGGATTGAACAAGGTACGCATGGCAGCACCGTGTTCGCGCATGATTTCACGCAGTTGATTGATGATCGCTGCGTTGGGCACCAGTTCACGTGGCGATGCTGGACGCTCCAGCATCAGACCCGGCACTTCAGCTAGGCGCACACCACTAAGGGGTTGCCGTGGTTCGTTTTGATCTGCATACATTGAGTGAATGGCCACACCAACTGTGCTGTCGCCAATGCGTTTGCCTAGACTGCTGTTGACCGGAATACGATACTTCACTGTGTTGGGCTGAAACTCATATGCGCCTGATACCACGGGCGGTGTATCAGTATACAAGAGATCACCCTTGACATAACCGCGGAAGTTGGGCGGGGTAGCTGCTTCCAGCCAGGGCCAAAGATCTCTGTAGAGAGCTGTGATCTCGCCGCGTTCGCCCTTGCGCTGATTCTGTATGCGAGCCATCATGTCTGGCGAGGTAGCCATGCCATCATAGGTCTTGGCATCAAACCCTGATCCGTCAGTGAGCACAAACTCGCCCGTGGCAGGCTTGCGCCCAAATACCACAGCAGGTCTGCCGTCCCACTTGGCTGTGACTGTGCGTGGCGATTCTGCTGCCTGTGCCACGATGGTCAGAGCATCCTGTATGCCCTGTGGACCACGACGAAACACTAGATCTTCTAGATGCTCAATGCCCTTGGCACGACCGCCCACACCGGGCTGTTCGGCCTCCAAGACAACAGCTTCGCTGTCTTCAATCAAGGGCATCATGCCCTGGTTCACAATTCTGTCACGCAGACGTGCTAGGAAGCCAACTTCATTTTCACGCACTGGCAGTCGTGGTTCCTGCAGTTTTTCACGGGCTAGAAATTCTCGGAAGTCTACCAGCTTGGCATCTCGCTTGGGATCATTGGCCAAGGCCTGATAGATAGTTTCAACATTGCGCAGACTCTGACGAGTGTGTCCTGGTCCCAGCAATGCTTGTGCTGCCCAATCTGGATCCATGCTGACAACTTCGTTGGTTGCTCTGCTGACCACACCATTGGCGCCAATTTTCAAGCCCTGTACCTTGGCTAGACTGCTCATCAATACATTTCTGATCATGCCTTTGTAGGCAGAATCTTCGCCGCCGGCATAGAAAAATGTGCCCCAGTCCAGATGCGGGAAGAACATAAAGTCAGTCTGAACAAAGCCACGACTGGCATTGCCGGCTATGGGTGTGCGAAAATGCACTTCGCCTTTTTTGCGTACAAAATCCTTGGGATCCTGACCCTGACTTTGGGCCCATTGCTCTAGACGCTGGGCTACTTCGTCCTTGGTTACTTCGTCCAGTGACACTGCTAGATCAAGATCACCTGATGTAGCGGCTCGTCCGGTGCTGCCCAGCCAGCGATCTTGGGGGAATTTGATGCCAGTGACCTTTTCAATCCAGGCCACCGTGGCAGGAACGTCTACTTTGTTGATGCGTTGTGTGAGTGGCTGTCCTTCAGCATCTTTGAAAACATTGCCACCTTCGCCTAGAAATTTATACACCGGAACCCTTTTTAGTTTTTCTACGAGCCTGGCCTGTTCTGAATCCTTTGACACCACTCGGGGCCATTTTTTCAATGCGCCCTGGACCGCTGTCAGCAAATGCTTCAAGTGCGTCCCAGGCAGCCTTGGGCATGACAGTACCGCGTTCATCGGTCCAGGTGCCGTTTGGATACTTGTAGAAAGTTTCTGTATTTTGTGGATTGTTAATGCGTAATCTGTGCCCCTGAGGAATATTTTGAGCTGTTACATTGGGATCGTCAGCGCCATGTGCGGTACGTACCTGCATTTGACTCTGTTTTACCAGTGATTGCTGATCAAGGAAATTTTGCCATCTGGCATTGACTGCTGATCCACCTTGATTCCATTTTCCACCAGGATTTCTTGAAAATTTATTGACTTTGCCCTGACTGTCAGTGAATTCGATTTGATCAAGAGTGATGAATTTTACTCCGGGTGCTAACTGAAGTTTTTCTGCTTCAGGCGAATAATACTGTGCTAGATCATCCGTTTTCCGAAACAGATTGTCAGGATCCTGACCTGTTACACTGCGCACAGCACTGCGTCCCAGCTGTCTAGCCACTCCCCCTGCCACAGCGCCAACCGCGGCCAATGGGTTGGTGATTTCGTCAATCCGCATTTGTTCTCCTTACAGACCGTGCAAATTTGCTAGCATCGCGAGTGCGTATGGCATTGAGCAGTTTGCGAGTGAGATTCTCAGCCTGCTCTGCGCTGTATTCAGACTCAATTTGCTCCAACAAGCGTATGGCAGATTGAATGATGTTGCTGGCACGATTTTCCAGCACCAGCTTGCGATCACGCTCGATGTATAACGAGTCTAGTTCTTCTAAGAGACTACGGGTCTTTTTTTGCATGGTCAAAATATTTTTATTATTTAGCGATTGGCTGCTGCAAATAAATATCTGATACATTTTAACACAAGGAATTTTCAATGACCAGTTCCATAAATCCACTCAACATCAACAGCAATTATCCCGTAGCCGGTGTGCCCAACAACACCCAGGGCTTTCGGGACAATTTTACCAATATTCAAAGCAATTTTCAATTTGCTGCTGACGAAATAACGGAACTGCAAACCAAGTCAATTCTCAAGGCCGCGCTGACAGGTAGCACTCTTGACAACAACATGAGTGATAACCTGATTTACGCTGCGCTGATACGAGATTTCAGTGGCGCTATTTCCACCAATACTGCTACTTCAGGGGCAGTTACAATTGATTACAGTGCAGCTCATTACCATGTGTTGAACCCCGCAGGCAGCATGACCTTGGCATTTACCAATCTGCCCAGCAGCGGCACGCTGGGCATGTGGCGGGTGCGTTTTGTAGTCACCAACGTTGCTTACACCATAACCTTCCCGGCCGCAGTATCTGTGGGCACACTTGGTGTTCAGGGCCTCAGCGGCAGTATATTGACATTTGCCCAAACAGGCACTTACGAATTTGGATTTACTACCACCACAGGCGGTAGCACAATCACAATTTTTGATCTCAATAGACCACTGAGTTATTATACCAATGCAGTCAACGTGGCTGCAACCACAGCAGCCAACAGCACCACTACCGGTGCTTTGATCGTGGCCGGTGGAGTTGGCATAGGCGGGAATCTATATGTCAACGGTGACATTGTTGGCAACGTCACTTTTGGTGACATCAACACTGGCAATGTCACAGCAGCCGGCAATGTGGTTGGCGGTAACATTGTTACCACAGGCTTGATCACAGCCACAGGCAACATCACGGGTGGCAACATAGGCACGGCTGGGCGTATTACAGTTACAGGCAACGTCACTGGCGGCAATGTAATTACAGCAGGACTGATTACAGCCACAGGTGCTATTCAAAGCACTGCCAACATCACAGGTGGCAACATGGTCACAGCAGGCTTAATCACTGCCACAGCCAACATCACGGGTGGCAACATCCTCACAGCAGGCATTGTATCAGCCACTGCCAACATCACAGGTGGCAATGTAATCACTGGTGGCCTAATCACTGCCACTGCCAACATCACGGGCGGTAACATTCTCACCGCAGGTATCGTATCAGCCACTGGCAATGTTAGTGGTGGAAACTTGATTGTGACTGGCAACATCGTTGATACTGGCCCATTGTCAATCGTAACAACATCAAATGGTAATATAACTCTGGCTCCCAATGGCACTGGCACCGTGCTTGCTACCAGCGGCATTACCAGCACTTCCAACACAGGCGGTATTGGCTATGCTGTTGGCGCAGGTTCATCTGTGGTTCAGGGCACTAACCGCGCCACCGGCGTGCTTATCAATGCAGTGTGCGGAGCAATCACCTTGGTCAGTGCTGCTGGCAACACTACACCAACCACATTTACCATGACCAACACCACCATTGCCCAGGCCGATGTTATCATTCTCAACCAACGCAGTGGTACCAACATATACAATCTTGAAGTGTCAAACGTACAGGCCGGCAGTGCAAATATCACTGTGTTTACCACAGGCGGCACTGCTACCGAAGCTCCGGTGATCAATTTTGCAGTGTTAAAGGCAGTGCAAGCATAATTTCCTTTCAGGCTGCTGTGTCTGTAAATATCAGGCAAGGCAACCTGAAAGGCAACCATGACCGAACTAGAACAAATACAAGCATTACTCACTCAATTTCGTAGACCCTGTCCCAACACTGAAGAATACAATCAAAGACTAGCTGAAGAATTTGAAGTAATTGTCAGTCAACGATTCACCGAATACTTTCTCAAGATCCGACGTGTGTTGGATTTCAACTCAGACATTCCACACATGACTCGCGGCAGTGCCGGATCCAGCCTGGTGTGTTATCTCATGGGCATCACTGATGTAGATCCCATGGAGTGGAAAATTCCGTTTGCAAGATTTCTCAATCCCTTGAGAGATGATTTACCTGACGTAGACATCGATGTACCGCATCACCAGCAGGCTCGAGCCATGCAGCGTATTTTTGATGCCTGGCCTGGACGCACAGCACGTATATCCAATTACGTACTGTACAAGGAACGTTCGGCTCGTCGTGAAGCAGCACGTAGACTGGGCGTGAAAGGCCGTTTGCCACGTGACTTTGAATATGGCAAACTGGGCATTGACGAAACCGAAGCTCGAAGAATTGAAAAGAAACTCATGGGCAAAACACGTTGTCTCAGCAAACACTGCGGAGGCGTCATAGTGTTTGATCGCAAGCTACCACAGAGTCTGTTTCGCGAAGACAATCTCATACTGCTGGACAAAAACGAAGTGGAAGATCTTGAACATCTCAAGGTGGACATCCTGGCCAATCGTGGGCTGAGTCAACTCATGGAAATTGATCCCACTCGACGTGTGCATGAATATCCCTTGGAAGACGACGCCACTGCTGATCTCCTGAGTCGCGGTGATGTGTTGGGCGTGACCCAGGGCGAATCTCCTGCCATGCGCAGATTGTTTAGAGCCATACGTCCCACTTCAGTAGCGGACTGTGTGTTTGCCACGGCACTGGTGCGACCCGTGGCCATGGAAGGTCGTCGCAAAGCTTCGTGGTTCCGGGACTGGACTGCTGAGGGCGCCAAAGAACGTGCCATAGTGTGCGAAGACGATGCCATAGAACGCATCATGAAGCTGATTGGTGTCAATGCCTACGAAGCTGATATGTATCGCAGAGCCTTTGCCAAAAAGAACGAAGAAAAAGTCATGGAATTCATGACACGTCTGGGAGATCATCCGCTCAAGGACGACATCTATCAGGAGATGTTGAATCTGTCGGGCTTTGGTCTGTGCCGTGCGCATGCTGTGAATCTTGGCAGACTGATCTGGGCCTTGGCCTATCAAAAAGCTCACAATCCACGTGAGTTTTGGCGGGCTGCGTTGCTGCACTGTCAGGGCAGTTATGCCAAATGGGTGTATAGAAACGAAGCCAAACGTGCAGGTTGGGATCTTAGGGATCTAGGTTTTGACAACTGGCTCACGGAAGATCCTGTGGAAAGTTTTCAAAAACACGGAGCCTGGAACTCGCCAGGCTTTTTGCCCAACATGGGCGTGCGTGGCCTATACATGGATCAATTTGAATTTGCTGGCATAGTGGCCAACAGCCGAGTGTTCAAGAAAGATCGCAATCAATACATTCATTTTATCACTCTAGGCGTGGGCGAGGGCGAATACGTGGATCTAATTGTGGACAAGCCTGTGAAGTACGGTTCAGGATCTGTGATACTGGGCAATGGAAAAATGTCCAGTCGAGATGGCAGTCAGTTTTTGCAATGCTCAAGATCAAATATCAAGAGTGTGTCTATCAAAGACTATCTAGAAATTTGACCCGCAGTAGTCATCGCAGATCACAAGTCGTCCCTGATCATAACTCTTGCTGTTCCATGAATTTTTGATTTGATTGAACCATTCAATGCACTGCTGCAAAGAGTATTCCAGTGCATTGTTTTTGGCCACCAAAGCTGTGAGCTGTTGATTCACAGCCTGATAATACTGCCCATGTCCAAAGGTTCGAGGATACAGTCCAGTCCAGCAGCAGGGACTTACATCGCCATTGGCAGCAATGTAGATACTGCGATTGCGTTTGGCATCACATCTCACCCGGCGTCGTGGTTTGCGATCTTTCACTATATCTTCCAGCAACACAGTGTCATTGAGTTTTTTGTGAAACAACAACGGAAAACTGGTTTCGCCTTGATAGTCCCCCAACACATGCACAAGATTTTGATCACGATCAAACACCGGCGCTGTGTCTCTGCCATCACTCACTAGACTGAATTTTGTAAAACCAAGGTCGCGGCTGAGTTGTTTACACTGTTTGACTTGATGTAGATTGTGTTTGAATTTGATCATCTGCCATACCGCAACACCACCGGCCTTGATAAAAACATCTGCATTGCGAATCACTGTGGACCACACTGTGTTTTGTCTATAGAGATGATGTGTGTCTTGCAAACCGTCCAGTGCAAATACCACCTGTGCCTGGGCTTTGGCCAGTCTCTGCCAGAAATCTTTGTCACGAGCTCCGCCATTGGTGTGAACTGTGATTTTGATCTTGGGATTGTTGCTGCGGAAATATTCGATGATGTCAGCGCCGTCAGGATTCATCACAATGTCACCAAAATTTCCATTCACACGAATGCTTTTGAGTTGTTGCAAAAATTCAGGTGAAAAAATAGTCTTGGCCTGTGCCAGACCAAGATACAGTTCAGGATAACCGTCATTGTAAGGATATCCCCAGAACGTGCGCGGACACCAGGCACAGGATGCATTACACAGTGTGGCAGCCTCCAGATGCACATCACGTATCTGGTGATATTCGATCATGTCTGTTTGATACGATTCAACAGATTTTTCAGTTTGGTGGATTGCACATCAACGGAGATTTTTCCGGGTTCGTCAGCCACTGTGGCATTGGGCTCGTCTGTAGTAATCTGGCTTTTTGCCTTGATGCTTTCGTAGATGCTGGGTGCTCGCTTTTTGAATTCCTGATATTGTTCATCTTCGGCGAGGTCAGTAATGCGCATGGTTTCAATGTTGTACTCCAGGTCAATTTTTTGTCCCACGCCGGTTGACGAGCGACTCTTCATACACTGTATTTGATACTTGCCACGCTCACGCATGGCTCGCGATGTAAAAATACCAAACACATTATCTGCTGTGTTGATTTTTGAAATACCGCCCGAGATATGACTGTGGTCAAATTCAATTTCTTCCACTGCACTACGATTCAACTGTGATGCTGTTATCATCAACAGTGACAGTTCCTTGGCCAAGTTGCGTAGTTCTTCACTCACATACTTGTCTTTCACAAACAAGTCATTGGGACTGACCTTGGCGCTGACCGGCATCAAGAGATCCAAATAGTCTACCATGATAAAGTCAACTCTACGTCCGGTCTTGATCTGATATTCTTTGAGATATGCACGAATGTCATTGATGTTGCTCTGTGCTGGCAGTACCTTGATTTGATAGCTGCCGGCCTTCTTGCCCACCATTTTGACCTTGAGTGCTGCTGTTTCTTTTTCTTTGCGTATTTCCTTGGTGCTCATGTTTGTGAGCATGGCTGATGTACGCAGACCTGTGAGTTCTTCTGAAAGTTCCAGCGTGACATACACACCATGTAGGCCTTGTTGCACCCAGTTCAAGGCAATGTTCATCATCACAAGGCTCTTGCCCGAGCCTGATCCGCCGGCAAAGATGTTGAGTTCGCCGCGACTAAAACCACCATACATGATTTTGTCCAACTGTGGCCAACCCGTGCTGACCTGTCCACCAGCATCAAAATACTTGGTGAACATACCTTCGGGGTCAGCCCAAAAATCTGTGCCTAGATCCTTGGTGAGGCTGATTTGCACAGCATCCTTGATCAGTTTCTCCACAGGTTCAAA